AATGCAACATCCGTGTGAGTAAACGCAGTAATTTCAGTGTCCGTAAACGAGTAAGCAATGTTTCCTAGATGATTATAATTTGAATCAAAAACTTTTGATCCGTTATCATAAGTTAAACCGGATTCTTTAATGGAATCCGGTATATTTGAAATCATAAAGCTTGGATAAATTCGAATATTACATGTTTTTATATTTACACGAAAACGCGCTTTTGGTTTTATATTGGGAGTCCATAAAAACCAATAAATTGCTTCATCATATGCATAAACACATGAAGATCTATCTAGCAGAATAAAAAAGGAACCATCCCATGTCTTAAAGTCATCTAGATTAAAACGAGCTCCAAGTGTATACGTATCTCTCATAGTAGTTAAAGCATTATGAAGACGATGAACGTCGCATACTCTAAACGCTAAAATTCCATTGTATACATCAACAACCATTTGCACGCGAATGTTATCATCATATCCACATGTACCGCCGCCAATTAACTTATTACCATCGGGATCATAGAAAGCCCAGCCTGCACGTGGATTCAAATGTAACTGATAATTATTAAAATGAATTCCATAAGTTATCCAGGTCCCCCAAAGTTCTCCATAAAAGTATACCAGTAGATATGAGAAATACTTTCTAAGCGTAGAAAGCGGAGGACATACACCTTCCTGAGGAACTGTTGTAACTCCACATAATTTTGCAGGTATATAACCTGCTTGATAGGCCGTAGTATACAAAACATGGTAATCATATGTAGGAATCCAAGGACCAATGTAAGACATTTGATAACCCGTGTCATAAATATTAGGAATCATAGTATAAGATAGACGCGTAATATGCGCATTGATTCGATATGGATAGTTTGCTGTAGAGCGTATTTCTAATTCGTATTCAGTATTTGTCTCAAAATCACGGGTTGTTATTAATACATTTGAATGACGATACGCCCCAAAAAATACGCGCTTTAATGTTTTATTGTAGATAAATGTATATGGACTGCTATAAAGCTGCTTTCGTAATTTTGTTGAAAAATATGAGGGAGGCACGTAAAACATAAAGTTTTCTATTTTAATATTTGAGTCAAATTCAAATGTTACGTAATCTTGTACATCGAGTGCATATACTCTTAAGTTATCTAAATAATCGAAATTTTCGAGTTCGTGATTACATCTATCTAGAATACCAGATTTTGGAATGTAAATGGATACATTTTCTGAAAAGTGCGTAGTATATTTTGTCGTTACATCTTGAATGTCACCTGTAATTCGATCGGGATACTCTACTGAAATACTATTTGTATCAATATAAGTCTTATTGGGATTTAAAATGTATTCACCATTAGAATCGAAAAATGTATATGCAAACTGCTTTTCACTTTCTATCGAAACAAGTTCATATCCGTTAGAATCTTTATAGAGAAATGATAGCTTTCTAATCATGAAATTTGAACTCCAAAATATGGTATCACTTTGACATAAAATGGGTTATTGTAATCATCGTAAACTTGATCTACAATAAATCCTTTGGAAATTAGCGCTTGTATATCAACTATATATTCTCGGTTATATTTTGTAAAAGTACAAACTGAAATCTTATAGTTTAAATTCTTTGTAATTGGCACTAGGATTGTTAAATACTCAGATGAATAGCCTTGAAAACAAAGCCCTATTAAAGTTTTAAGCAAGTCGCATTTTATATGATAAACAATTGCTGATGTATCATCTCCTTCAAAAATTCTATAGGGATAGAATACAAAGGCACTTGCCGTTTTATCTTGATATACCCGTGAATCGATTATAGTATTATAAGCCAGAGAAAAGAGTTGAGTTAAAGCATTTGATGAAAATTGATATGAAGTATTTACTACATTTGGTTTTGGATATGATAACACTTGAACTCCTACAGTTGCATTTGAGTCAAGATAATAAGTACGTCTTGATGTTACGTAGGCAATTGCAATATCATCTTTATACTCAAGAGAAATATTTGACGTTTCATGAGAAGCATTTTGAATGAAAACGTTCGTGCTTTTTGATTTATAATCAACAATGTTTGACTGATAATCAAGGGAGACTACAGTTACACTTACTCTAGTTTCTAATAAACTCATAACGAAAAAAGACTTATGTATTGTCTAGTATATAATCTCCATGCACTGTAACTTTTCCAGGCCCTAAAATTCTAAATGGAACCTGAATAGGACCGTTTGAATCCGTTGTAACAATATATTCTAAAACTTCATTACCATTTGAATCAATAAATGCACCGTCTCCTGTTTGAACGGTTAATTTTATTTTAGCGGAAACATAGTTACCTTCATAGTCCTTTGCAGCAACTTTGACGTAGGTATCAATTGGATTACCATCGTAGGTGTAAGTAACATTTGGAAAGTGTATATCTAAAGTATGAGCAAGTCCCGGTTTAAGTAAGTAGCATTTATAAGTATCTGGCCAATCACAAACTGCATGACAGTTTACGATAAAAGTTTCATCATCAATTCGACTTATCGCGTAGGGTACATAATCAAACGCTTCGATATGTTGCACTTCAATTTTGCCTGTATTAAAATCGTTTCTAAGGAAAAATAAACTGTATGCTGATGCATGTCCATAAAATAGTGTACCGGATTTATTTGCAGCAAGTGCGTAACTTTCACTTAAATTGATATCAAGTAACTTGTAGATTTCCTCGCCGATTTCAAATTGTACGGTAAATACGTCATTTGTTTCATCATAAACTGGTTTAATTACATGGTAATCAGTTGTAAGTTGATTACCGTAACGATACACATTACGAGCGTAAAGTGTATTTGTATTAGCATCATAGAATAAGCGCGTACAAGTTACACCGTTTCCAGTACCTGCAACCGCTCTTACGTGATTAAAATATTCTGAATCAATTGGAAATCTTACAACGTAAACTTTTTCAGTTTGTTTATCTATAATTGATAGACCACCAAATGCCCCAAGTTTAACTAAAAACGATCCGTATATGTAAATGTATCTATCAGTTTCAATAATTCCGTAACCAATATTGTTTGCGGTAGTAGATCCGGTGCCCCAATCGAGACCGTATGTATTCTCAGTTTCTGTACGATTGTCGTTTATTTGATCGTAGTAAATACGAGTTATGCCGCGTGGATTGCCGTTTTCATCAACTATAACCCATAAATGATATTCATGTCCTATATATTGATACGACTGGGCACTAACGGTTGCAGTTCCATACCATAATAGATAATTTGTTGTAGTTGTAAGTTCACTATTTAGAAAATAGGATTGATAACCGTTACATGATAAATCCCAAATTTTAGGCCATTTGAGTATCCGTTTGCTTACTCGATCGTAAGTTTCTACATACCCATCGCCATTTGTATACAATCCTACCATAATATAAGCATTTTTCGTAGCATATATTGGACCGCGGTAGAAAACACCGCTAGAAACTGCATCGAAAGTTTCATATCTAGCATTATATTCTGTAAATGTTTGATTAGTACGTATTATAGAACTTTTAACCCTGTCCCAAATAGAGCCGCTGAAAAAATCCTTATAAATAATTGAATTACAATTGCCAAATGTAGTTTGCGAACAAGTTTGATTGTCACTCCTATACCATCTATCTGACAGCTCGCAAAATGGGGAAGCCATAAAATCATACATTCCTGTAAAGTTATGATTATATGAATGAATAACCGCATTTGTTGGAATTAACTCGGGATATTTCCAAATTGAGTTGTTAACTGAATACAAATAAGGTTTATCCTGACCTACGCGAAATAGTACCAAGTTATCTCCTATCTTTATCTTAACCATTTTATCTACTACCCCTCAGCATTATAGTCAGTTTTTAAAGACCTACGCTTTTTATCAGAACGAATTATTGCAAGTCTAACTGCAAATTCGTTTTTACATTTCTGACATTTAAAACGAAATCCCATTAAAGGAACTCTACCTAAAAATATTATATCAGGACAGCCGCATATTGGACATGCTATTCCTGAAAAACACGTCTTTTCAAAATTTTTGCCATAGAAATACTGTAAAGCTCCATAATTTGTAAGCATTTTTTAAAGCCTCAAAAAGAATTTAATTATCAATCAAAAGGAGTAAAATAAGATGATAACCCCAAAGGTTTCATTGAAAAATAGATATTTTTCAATTTTGCAGGATTGGTTACCTGATGGATATCTGAATACATTCAAAAATGTACTTAAGCAAAAGTTTGACTCAGTAGTTTTCTTTCTCGAAACTATGACTCGTACTGAATTCCCAAAACTTATAAAAACTCTAGTGTATCCCAATGCATTTCATTTCGATTTAATGTTTCTTTTTAATTTTCTACAACAATTTGCATTTCCAAGCGATTTACAAAGTCATTTTAAAACAGTTGAGCTTATATTAAAAAATTATTACCTATCTACCTTGAAAAAAATTGATTATATTCCAGTAAATGCAAATTTTGGAAAACTTGAGGAAATAAATGCAAAGTTATATCCTTACCAACTTGAAGCTCTCAAAAAATATGTAACCATTCGTAAAGTTACAAATCTACGCGGAATGATTTTAGCATTCGATCAAGGATTAGGTAAAACGCTAACTGCAATAGCATTATCAAAAGTTATTAATGCGCATCAAGTTTTAATAGTATGTCCGAACTCATTAAAACCAAATTGGAAAGAGGAAATTTTAAAATTTGATATGAAAGTCAATTCTGATATGATTACAGTTATCCCAGATAGTATTGTTGCGAATCCAAAATACATAATTGTAAATTTTGAGAGTTTAAACAAGGTTCATAAGTTTTTAAGAAAAAGCCCTATGCTAATTGCTGATGAATCTCATTATATTCGAAACATACATACAAAACGTGTTACATTACTTTCACAGTTACAAGAAGAATATAAAATCCATGAGATTCTTTTGATGTCAGGTACACCTATTGCTGGAAAATTTACTGAGTTTGCTCCATACTTAAAACTACTTGATCCATTTATGACTGATGAATTTATCAAGAGATTTATTGAGATTTACAAATATAATTCCGAGTTGACTTCATTTATTCTCAAGAATAAACTCAAGATTTTTATGGTAAGAAAGCTTAAAACACAAGTACTCAAACTGCCGCCAAAATACGAAATAACTTTACGTTGTAAACTTGATGAAGAAACTCTCAAAAAATCCAAAATTCTTTTAAAAGCAATTAGACAGACAATCATTGATGAATTTAAAGCATTACTTCCAAAATATCGTAAATTGCAAAAAGAAGCGCTTAAAAAACTTTATGAAATCTATCAAAAACATTTTCGCAATAACAAACGTTTCGAAAAACTGCTTATGCTTATTTTAAAATGTCAAGATAAATCCTACTACAAAATTCCAAAGGAGATTCGTAATGCAATTGTAAATTTACGTACTGAGATTTTAAAGGAAATAAAGGATCCGAAATTTAGAGATACACTTAAAAATTACATAACAATTGCTTATGCTGCAGATTTAGTATTACTCACCAAACTTGTAAATAAGCATTATAATGAAGCGTTAAGAAATTTAGTGCTTGTAGTTTTAACCAAATGTACCGAGTACTGTAAATATATTGCAAAATCAACCAAAACTATTTTCTTTACAAATTCAGCGCAAATTCTAAATCAAGTTGCTCAGATTATAGAAAAAACATGTGGATTTAAATGTATGGTAATTTCTCGTGAGGATAAAGATAGACTTGCTAAAATCAAAGAATTTGTAAAGTCAAATGCAAAAGTTTTAGTAACTACATATGCGCTACTTGGTGTTGGATTTACAATTACGGAAGCAGATACGGTGATACTCGTTGACTTACCATTTAGAGATATCTATTTAAAACAGGCTGTAGATAGAATTTATCGAATTGGACAAACCAAACCAGTTAAAATTATTACCATCAAAGTAGATACTCCTGAAAAGACAATACAAATGCGTAGAGAAGAAATTCTCAATTACTTTAAGTCTTTAGTTAAATCAGTGCTAAGTTAACGTAGGCCGCATAATTGCATAAATTGAATAACCTAAAGCAAGTTGTTTTGATGGTATAGAAGGTAAAGTTAAAATAATTTGAATTTGCTTTTTTGCAACATCTTTATTAATCACGATCCCATCTAATTGATTTAAACCTGTTGCAAGAATTTGCTCTAGCATGTAATTTACAAGTTCATAACCGTCTACAGTTACACTTGCATCAATGGTATATGTTGCAGTATAATAAACAGTTCCTGAAGATGTATCTGTAATTTCAGTTACAGATGAAGAATCCACAATAATTGTAGCATCTTTAACATGTATAACTTTGTCTCCTAATGTATGAGTAGCATCAGCAACTAAATATTTTTCAACTTCAGCTAAATCTAAACTAATTCCGGTATCTGTATAAATAAGAGGAGATTCCACATTTAAGAGTACTTTACCATTTGTATCCGTAGTAAAGATTGCACTAAAATTGTTTATAAAATTAGGATAGTTGAAGCTTGATGCATTTAAATTTGTAACTGTTATTGTTTGTGTGTCAATATCTGTAGCATCTATATTATCGATTGTAGCATTAGCAGCACTTAATGTAGTAATTGAACTCTGTTTAATTTGCGCGTTAGTTGAAACTTGTAAAGTATCCACAGTTGCATCTTGAATTGAAGCACTTGTAGATACAGTTAGTGTATCTGTTTCTATATCATTTGATACATGTACAGTATCCGCATTTAAATTTGTCGCAGATAAGGATTTAAATGTAGCATTTGAATCAACACTTAATGAATGTATATTAATTGCATTTGCGAGTATATTTCCGGTTTCAATTTTAGTAGAGTTTATCGCGTTGAATTGAGAATTTGAGTCCACTTTTAAAGAGGTAGTATGAAGAGTATTTACGGATGCATTATTAGCATTAAGTGACGTAGTATTTACTACGTTAAACTGAGAGTTTGAATCAACAGTTAATGAATGAATACTTGCTATGTTTGCTATTATGTTATCTGCATCAAGAGCTGTAGCATCTATTGCATCAAATTGCGCATTTAAATCTACATTTAGCGAATGAGTAGAAAGGGTATTTGCAAGTATGTTACTAGCATTAATTGTTGTTGAATTTATAGTATCTATTTGAGCATTTGTTGTAATAGTTAAATTTTTAGCTTCAATACTTGTACCACTTAAGCTTGCAATAGTTGCGTTTGATTCAACAGTTAATGTTTGAGTAGTTAAGCTATCAATTACAGCGGAATCGGCAGTAAGAGTTTCTCCCGCAATAATGCCTGAGGAAATATTATCAGTTGTAATTGCAGGACCATTAAAAGTTTCAGTAACGTTTAAAACGCGAAACGTTCCAGTATCGTAAGTACACTCAGTTCCTTGAATTTGAGAAATATTTGCATTCTCAATAGATGCCAGTTGAATTGTAGCATTAGAATCTACTTGTAATGTAGAGGTATGAAGAGATTTACAATTTGCATTAGAGTCCACATTTAAGGATTGGGTAGAGAGGGTATTTGTCTCTGGATTTTCTAAAGTACAATTGATAAGTGTAGTATTATTAATTGTTGAGTTTGCTATTGATGAGTTATCTAGAGATGAGTTTGTAAGTGTACAATTTTCGAGAGTTCCTGAGGATACATTTATATCTTGAATTTGAGCCTTTAGCGTTTCGAGAGTAGGAATTACGCATTTATGATTTGGTAAAACTTGTACTGAATTTGAATCAATGATATTTGCAAGAACAACTTCTTGTTTTGCTCTTGATTGAAAACCACCAATATAAAACGTATTACATTTTAGCTTTTGAGTACTCCAAAAATAGGTATTCTTAGGAATTTTAGTTAGATCGAGACTCTTAAATAAATTCCATGCTCCTCCTTGATAAATGTAAAACTGAACGTTTTTAATTTCTTGTCCAGTTTCATCTTCAATATAATTAACGGAATCAATATTGTTTGCTAAACAAAGTGTATTTTCAGGAATTGTAAAATTAACGTCTGCGCTTGGAAAACGAGTATAGTCAGTTCCACTTGGATCATAAAAGAACGTCAAGTGATTTAAGAAATTTTGGTATAAATCCTGAATTGGACGATTAGTAATATCTGCAAATACTGGTTCGCCTGGATTAATCCATCTAGGTTGAGTTAGTTTATATCCCATTGTACTACGCTCCTTTTAAAAAACTTGGAGGTTGAAATATGCGACTATATTATTCAAATTCTGAGGCTGATTTTAGATTTCTTAAGAGTAATATCCTCAAAGACTATCGCTTTACAGAAGATGAATTTATGTATATCATTGCTCATCGAAAAGTTGCAATAATTGAATTCCCAAAATTTAAAATGAATTTGATTCCCTATCCAAAATCAGTTAAACCAACAGCACTATATGCAATATCTGGTGAAATCCAAAAAGACAAAATAAAACACTGGTATATAATTTTTCCTGATTATAAGGCGTTTTACTATATATGGACTACAAATAACTTTCCAATTAAGGGAACTCTTGTAAAATCAGATGTTACACAAAAAAGATTGTTTCTTGCAACAATTGATGACATTTTAAAGCGTATACAAAGAACCTCCGCAATCAAATCTTATAACAAAGAAATCCTAGAGTTATTTTCAAATCCCGTAACTAGACATACTTTGAAATAACTCGGAGTAAATAGAAATATGCAAAATATATAGGTGGAATATTAAGAAGTTGTTGATAAAATTTAAAAATAGTTGATGCCAAATTATAGGAAAATATACATAGAATACGCGAGTCAATAGCATATGACTCGCTCAATTTCTTTACATATGCAATTTGACTTGGAAAAGAAATTGCTCCACTAAAACATACTTCTTTAAGTGCTTCAAATACGGATACTATTTTGGATGCTTTTTGTTTATCCCGAAGTAAACGCGTCAAGATACTAAGTAAATGTGGATTTTTGTATGCTTTTGCAATTTTTAACGCATGCATATAGTAAATTGCAAAAATCATGTTTAAAATTTGAATACGTTTAAAATACAGGATATTAAGAATCTCAAAGTTTTCAAATTCGGGCAGATTCACATTAAATTGAAATTCATGAGTAATTCTATCAACAATTAGTTTTGCGAGTGCTTTTTTCTCAACATAAGCAAACTTATCTTCATTCTGAATAAAGTGAAGAAAAGCTGAAATAGTAGAAAGCGATGTATAAAAATCGAGATAATCTGCTCTAGAATACTCCTGATATTTATCCTCAAACTTATCCTCAGGTATAAATAAATCAGGTAAAAATACCGCATCATCTTGAAACTGAATATCTAAGATATTTTTATTTTTAAGTGCTTTTCTTTCGTAATATTTTTTATCAAGTCCTAAATCAATCTTTGGTAGTAGAAACGTTCTATTTAAAACTACATTGCTCAAATCAATTTGCATATCCGTAGACACCTTTTTAAATAGAAATTTTCGACTATAGGTAGTAGATGGCTAAATTTGGAATGATTTCGAAAATACATGTTAATTTTGCACCATTTGTAAATTGTACAACTAGTTCATCTGAACCTTGATTAACAGTTGCATGATAATAAACGATATTATTCTCAATGCTAATTCTATCGCTTGATTTGGAAAGTAGGGTATATTGTGGTAATTTTAATAATGCACATTTATGACTAAAGGGTACTTTGAATTTTAAAGTTACGTCGTTTTGTAATTTTACATCAGAAACGTGTCCTATAAATAATAATTGCGCATAATCTAAGATTTGTAGATAGCAGTCTGCATATACGCTAGTAAATAAACCTTGTAAACGCCCGTCGTTTACAATTGTTTCATAAGTTGCAAGGTGAGTAAAAACACAAGGATTTATATTTTTATGCGATTCTTTCACGATAGTTTCAATATAGTTGCTGGAAACCTGATAATTTGCAAAATTATGAGTCCAAACGAATGCCTCAGGTATTTTATGCGTAATAATTGAAATTGAACCGTAAAACTTATCCATTTGATATGTTACAATTGCTTCCTCACACTTTTTACGTATATTGTAATTCATACGACTTATTTCAATAAGTGAACCGGCACCTGTATAATTTACTTGAACTCGAGGATCGATATATACCTGTTGTTTATTTACAACATAAGTTTCAATGTAATCACTTTTATTTTCAGTGGAAAAATCATGGAAAGATACATTGGCTGAAACAACTACTTCAAATAGCATTTATCGCTTTAGTTTATGGAATTCGTCAAGGGCAAGTTTAAAGAATTTTTTGTAAACTGGATTTTTAATTAATTGAAATGCTTCAGAAACAGGTTTCATCTCAACTTTTATTATATTTTCTTCATATTGTGGTTTAGGAATATAGCGAATAACCTGCGCTAGAAAAAAGTACACTGTCTTTGATTTAAATTGATGCGATCCCAGAGGCTTTAGTATTTTGATTGTACAATTAGTTTCTTCTTTAACCTCGCGAATAAAAGCATCTTCTGGAGATTCGCCTTCTTCTATCGTTCCGCCGGGTAAAGACCAATAAGTAGTTCCATTTACCGACACTAGAATCATTAATATCTTATCACCGGTTTTGTTAAAGCAAAATCCCGCGGCTCTAGCCATTAAATTCAACCTCCATTTTAAAATCGTCTTCATCCTCACATATAAAGTAGGAATACCCACATTCGTTACAAATCATTACATTATCCTTTAGATTAAAAAATGCAATTGTATAACGTCTACAGTTTGGACAATACATATGAACTCTTACAAATTCTTGCATGATTTACTGCCTCCTATTGGATTTATGAAGTTCCATAGGTTTCAATTAAATCAGCATTATACTGTGATACACTTTGGCATAACTCTGTAAAGTAACTTGGAAGATAAATATAGTCGCGATCAGTAATGTAAAAGTAGGTTATTGTATTTGATACAAGCTCTGATAAAGTGCTATTATAATCAGAACATGAGTGAATAATTACACATGTATTTGGTTTTAATTGTACTTTATCAATACTAAAATTATCGCATGAATTTTCGAATGCAACTAGATAATCGAAAAACACCCAATAAATACTATCAATAGGACTTACGCCAAAATTCCCAATTGATTCCATTTGCAGTTTATGAGCATAATCCGTCATCTCTTTGTAATACGATATAATTGCCATATCAGGGCTTGAATAGCATTCATCGAAAAATATTCCCTCAAAGTCTAAAGCTTTATACAGATCAATTTGGTGTTTAATTTCATCAAGTCTTCCAAGATCTTTTGCATAACCTGTAGGTACGTATCCAAATAGCTTGGCATATTTTCTGAGTTCTTTTAATCTTTCTTGAATTACGGGATTTGTTTTGTATGTTTCAAATAAATCATCAGTAATTCCTGAATTTGGATTGATAATGATAAATGCTGATAAATAAGGATTTTGTAACCCAGTAAGCAAGGTGTTATACTGAGCGTCATCTAAAATGGAAAAATACATAGGAATCAGTAGGACGTAAAACGGAGGAAAATCTGATGATAGCACAATATGATTATTAAAGGAAAAAGTAAGAATGTTATGATATGGTGCAGCATCAATGGATATAAAAAGAGTATCAAAGTTATACGATTTTAGATACACAACTTCCTGTTTATAAGAACCAGTTTCCAGTAGAGTTCCCAACGTTAAATCTTGTGCTCGTATCCATTGATACGTATTGGTATTACGATCAATGGTGAGTACCTTTGAATAGGGATGAATATAAAAATAGCCTCCTCCATTTACCTCAAGATACAAAACTCGGTTATCTCTAAATTGAGTGATTTTTTGAATACTACCTGCAATTGCATATCCTGAAATATATTCATGTACGTAATGCAAATGAGTGTAATCGTAGCTTTCAACAAAAAAATCGGAGTACCTTAATTGATGCGCAAACTTAAATTTATTACGAGTTTGTATTAAAGCATTGTATTTAAGCATTTGCAAAATGCCCCAGTTAAATTAATTTGAATAATGTAAATATTTAGCAATTGGATATACTAGTTTTTTAAATTCATATTGACTTGCATCTTTAAGACGAGTTTCAAGTAGTTTATACCAATGTTCTTTCAAGCCATTTACAAAGATTACGGTTGGGGTACCCATTGGTGCAACATATCTAGCATATTCTTTTCTTATTCCAGAATTAAGTAGAGTTCTATAAATTGACAAACTTTCTTGCATAAGTTGAATAAGCTCTAGATTTAAAAATGGATTGTCGGAAATTAAATCGTCGAGATATCTGAAGATTTCTTTTTCAATTGTAGTATACCTATTGGAAACCTGCATAAAGTTAAAAATTGTATGTCTTACAAGTTGATGAGTAAATACTCTAGAAACTCCTACAAACAAAACCGAAAGCTGTATTTCATCTTCGTAAACTACATACACATGTCTGGAAAGCTTTGTAAAATCAAGATTAAAATCAATGTCGGAAAATGTAGAGAGGGAGAATCCGTTAGGATTCTCTTCAAGAATATGACGCAAAGTTATTGCATATAAATTGTTGTTGAGCTTAAAACATTTGTATTTTCCAAAGTATTTAGGATTTTCCGTTGTGTAATAAAGCGTTCCAAAAATTGAGTAATGTTTTCTTTTAACAAGTGTATCAAGATACATATTGATATCTGATATGTTATTTACGCTGGATACTAGATTTGAGAGATAGTTTTCTTCGGGATAAACAAGTTTTGTTACGCAAATTTTTGCAACAAGTGCGTAATACTTTTTTGGAATATAATTTGACTCAATTGGGAGCATCATTATTTTTCCTCCTCCTCTTGTATAAATTCTGTAAGTGCTTCTTCTGTAAGTAACTCTGTTAAATTTTCATCTGGACTTAACATTTCCTCAATATCTGTAAGATTTTGATAAAGTTCTGAAAAATCTAATCCGTATAATGCATGGGTTTTTGAAGTTTCTTTTACTTTCATTCCTAGTGTACGAATATTCTGTAAAATTCTATCGTCTAATTTTGTAATGAGTTGATGTGCAAAAAATTCTGCTAAAAATTTTGCTAGATTTTCTGCAGTAGGCGTAACTGGAATTATTATCAAGGATCCTTTTATAATAGAGTCATCAATTACTTTTGCAAGCCATAAATTACAGCAACCTTCTTTTTCAGGAATTTCACTAAATTTACAGGATTCTTTAGTATATGGCGTACAAATTTCAATTGTAGTATCCTCTTTGATAGCTAGCTCGGAGAGTAATTCAGCATCATTTATATCAACAACAAAACGATGATCGAAATACTCATCTAAAAACTTTTTGAAGTCGGAAAAGTAATAGTAATCTAAAACCATTTGGGTTTTTGTATCAATATCTCCTATTAAAATAGGGACAATTGTGTAATTATGTCCATGAATTCTTTTGCATTTACCTAAAGGATGATCCTGAGTTCTTACACGGTGTGCAAAACATACCTCAAATTCTTTTCCAATTTCGTAAAACATCTTGTAATACCTCCTTTTTATTTTAAAATCATGCTTTTATTTACACAGATCTGTTCGAGACAAAAAATGTAGGCGGCCATTAACACAACCGCCTACATTCTCAGTATTACTTTTTGCGGGATTTATTTTCGTCGTCCATTTTCTTAAGTGCAACTTTTAATGTCTTAAGATCATCTAAAATAAATGCAATGGTTCTCAATACGTATACAAATGCTGCAAAAGTTGCATCAATTCCAAGCGTTGATTGCATTCTCGGTTTCAATCTTCCAACGACAGATTTTGCCATGTCAATGATAATCTCAAATGCAATACCTTCTCTGTCTTTTTTAAGGTTTTCCTTAATAGTTTTGAATACTTTGTAGAAATCAGAGTACGTTCTTACACCATATTTTCTTGCAAATTTAGTATACGATCCATCATGTTTAAATAGGGCGAGGGTTAAAAATGCTCTAATCTTACGATACTCTGCGTTAGTCCAGTTTCCTACTGCTTTTGTAGCCATTATTACACTCCTTTTAATTCAATATATTTTTTTCGTTTTAACGTTCTAAGACGTCCATATCCTGGAATTTCAAATTCTACATTATGCGAAGATAATTCAAGCAATTTTTCGAAAAATCGATCAATTACAAATCGTACTTGATTTGAGCTAGTATTTAATTCGTTTGCAATTTCTTCACATATCTCCTTGTATAACACATCAGTACCTCCAGTTATGAGCGTAATTGTTTAAAAAACCTATTAAACAGATTAATATCCGAACGATGATTGTAGAAAATTTTCTTATGAACTTTTCGCGTATGAAACTTATGATAAAACATAAACATTGCAGGTAAATAGCTATTTATAGTTGCAGTATTGTTTTTAAATAAACACTGACATGATTCATTTGCAATAAATCCTTGTAAATTTTGAAAGTCAAATAGAAACACGAAGTTATTTTGGATCAAGTATTCTAAAAACGCGTGGAGCGTATATTTGTCAAGGTAATATAAAAATAGTCGAATGTATTTAGGAAGCGTAGTTCGATTAATGGAATTTAAATCAGAATCTAAGCTAATAACGTTATCATACCATTTAATCCATAATGTTGATCCAATAATTGCACAATAAATATTATCATTTGTTGTTAGCTTTTCAAATGGATACCTGATATCATACATCCTCCATAACCACCTTCTTTTAATTTAGTGAAAATCTAAAATAATCGTTTTGTTTTTTAAATTACATAAACTCAACGTGGGAGGAAGCTACCATGTATTCAGTACTACTTGAAGTTAGAACCGATATTATTCCTGCAAGTTTACAACAAAAAGTGCATACTAGAACTTGGAGAAAGCAATTACTTAAAAAATGTGGTAAAAAAGCCTTTTTAAGACCTGAAGATTTAGCATTTCCAGTTATGACTGATGACTGTAAATATCATTGTGGATTATTATTTGCAGCATACTTAAGAGCTAGCGAATATCACTACTTTGATATCGCAAAGAAAGCTGCGGAATTATATCGTAAAAATAACTGCGAAAAGAAACTCGGAATTAGAATCAGAAAAGAATTTTAAATGCAATGCAAGACGTTAGGTAAGCATCTAATTCATTATCTGATTTATCATATTTGTAAAAATTCAGGATTTTGTGTAGTTAAAACTGAACCAAAACTCAACGACGAAGAATTTAAAGCAGCCATATCCAGTTTTCGTAAAAATTGTAAATTCGAATATAATTTATACAACATCGTTGAGTTGCTGTACAAAATACATCGTAAGCAAATATATGACAAAGAAACAATCATACAACTAATTCACTTGTTAAAAACGTATAAGTTAACATATAGCGAAAAGTTTCCGAAACCTGATGTTATAAAACGACTACAAAAACAATTATACTCAATTGCCCAAAAAATAGACTCATCAAGTAAAGAGGGTGAAGTTGATATTCAGAAACTGGCTCAACATAAACTAAAACCTGAGTATATGCAATTAAAACAGGATCTCGTTAAAAAATTGAAATACGCAATTCAATACCTGTTTCATAAGTATAAGTGGAAGTATATTTCTATTCAGACGCTCAATAGGGAACTTAGAAAACTGGGTTATCCTCCAGTTTTAGTTGATACCAATTTAATTTGTATCGACGCGCAGTTAAAACTATATGTATGTAAAACCAAAAAGGAACTCGACTGTAATATTCCTTTAATTCACGTTGAAATTGAAATAAACAAAGACTACAATCCTGAAAAAGACGATAGCTACGTTTTAAAATTTAGACCTATCGGTGGTAAATCCTGGCAATTCTGTTATACAAAAGATTACAAGAAACGCGTTGTCAAAGGATACACTGAAAAACTAAAGTACCTACTTAAAAACATCGAAAAATATAGAAGGCGCTGGTTAAAGGATCTAGAATCAAAAGATCCGATAATTAAGCAAATGGCTCTTGCAACAGAGCTACTTTATCAAACTGCTGCACGTATTGGTACTGAAACAAAGGATACATTCGGTTTAGTTACAATATTACGCAAGCATATAAAATGTGACAATAAAAAATGTGTAATTCGTTATCCTGGTAAAAAAGGAATTATACAAACTCATATCATTGACGATCCAAAACTTGTAAAATACCTAAAAGAGCTTATTAAAAACAAAAAGCCAAATGAAAGAGTATTTACATTCAAAGCCCAGAAATTAAATGATTATTTACGTAAAAGAATTGGGCTACCAATTACTGCACATAAATTCAGACATCTAAAGGGTTCAGCTATAGCATACAAATATCTTTTTGAAGAAAATCCATATAAAAATATAGACGATCCAAAAGTGCATCTAAAATACTTTAAACAGGTTATGCTTGATGTAGGAAAAACTTTAGGACATATTAACAATGAAAAACCTACTTGGACGACGGCTGTTAAATACTACGTAGATCCGCATCTTATTTTAGACTACTTTGAAAAGTATAATATTCCACTTCCAAAATCAATGCAAAAACTTTTGATGTTCAAAGAATGCATTGAGGTAAGAGAATATGAGCGAAGCATTATTAAAACTTAATCGTTTTTGTTTTACATGTAGTAAAGTTATTGCCAAAGCGTTAAGAGATAAAAAATTGGCAGGTTGGACATCTAAAGAAATCAGAAAATTGATGACTACAGAAGAAGGTTTACAAAAACTACAAAAGAAAATCGAAAAACTTGGACGTCTAGATAAAGCCCTCATCGTTGCCTCATATTTGGCAGATCTAAATATCATTGAAAAATTCGTTATCATTGTATGTCTCCTTCTTCTAGCAGTAAGTAAAAAAATTGAAGACTTTTATCGTACATACTTAAAACTACTTGCAAAACTCGTTGATAAAATACCTCCAATCAAAAATCGTCTACTTAATCGCTATAAAACAACTGATATCGAGCTTGCAGTAAAATATGCTTACCTTGATATTGCATTTAGAGATTTAGCTTTAGCTATAATTGCTCCTTTTGCATGGGTTCCTACTATAACTGAACATGTAATTCTACATACATTACGTATGCTAAAACTTGAACTTGCATATTTCTTGCAATATATTGGACGTAAAATTTTTAATACGTTGCTTGAGTACTACAAACGTAGTGTGTTACAGAAATCGGCTCAGGCTGAACTAGGAAAATATGCTATACTTTATAGTGCAGTTGCAGAATACGTTTTAAAATTTGGAAGAAATATTTTTACTGAACCAAATCCAAAACAATCGCCACTTTATGCATACACTGCAGTAGAAGGATTAGATATTCTCATCGAACTAATAATCTATCTGCTACAAAAAGCTAAACTAAATTTAGTTGCAATTATTATAAATGTTGCTTGGAAAACTTTTGGAGCCGTTATCTCTAAAATGCTGATAGAACCTCTATTCCTCCCAAAAAAATTAAAGGACGAGGAAGACGTTGTTATGAAAATGTTAGACCAATGGTTGTCTAAATTTGAGGAAGGTATTAAAAAAGCAGCACAGGAAGGAGGGACATGAATTTCGAAAACCAACCAAGTATTTATCGTCTAATTGAATCTCAAAATGACTTACTTGCGCAGATTCATAGTACTTTAAAACATGTTGAAACTAGTACAGATACTTTACACCACGAAATTTCGGATTTAAAACAAGCATTAGCATTATTAAGAAAAATCACTGAAAAGAACACTAAAACCTTACAAGACGCAAGTTTTAACAGTATGATTCGTTTTCAAAAACTGCTTACAAAACTAAAACTTGCACTTACATTAATCTCTATACAAATTTTGCTTCTCACAATTGCACTTGTTTATCCAAATTCATTTACATACTTTGCAGCGCTTGTTGGAAATACTATTTTCTGTATTTTGAGTTTACTTACGCTATTTTAGCAAGACAAAAAGGATCCTCCCCTTTTCGGGGAGGATCCTTTTTTACTCGTTGACTTAGGAGATAGAAGAGAGTTCTTCAACAATACTTTCAACGTCTTTTTTACTTACTCTGTATCTGGTTCTAAAATCTTCAATTCTACCGTCAAGCCAGAATTTAAAGCGAGCATCAGATAAGTCTGCAGATATTTCTTTTCTTAATACTGGTCTAAAATATCCAATTGGCCTAGAGTAGAGCGTAACATCTGTTCCTCTACAATTTGGGCATACATGATGTAATCCTACAGCTTTATGTCCACATTCGTTGCATACAGTTAAAAATGGAGTTTTAGTCATATATTGCACTGGGAAGTTTTCAAATATTCTGAAGATTAAATCCTCTTGTTCTTTCTCGCTTAAATTTTCAACTGTAAAAAGATGCAAAATTGCTCCACCTGTTGCGTAAGATTGAAAATGTGCTGCAACATCTATTTGCTCAAATAATGGAGCTGAAGATGGCGCTTGAAATCCAGAGGTTAAGAATACTCTTTGTCCATCAACAGAACCTGATACAAACATTTTTGGCTTTACCATTTCTGCGTTTCCTCCTTGATTTTCTTAAAGTTTTTCTGGTTCATAAAACTGATTAACCTGATATTCATATGGAAATTCAAGTTCGGTAATATTCTGATATATCCAATCTAGAATATGTGGGGTATATTGGGGGTATTTTACAGTTCTCAATAGAATTCTTCGTTTTAGCAAGTTTTTTGCTAGCCTAAGATATTCAAAGGTTTGCTTAAGATTTATTGTATATTCGATTACTTCACTAAATTTCTTTTTACCTGAAAATAAAACTTGATCCCATAATTCTAAATTTTCATGCCATCGACTATTTTCTACATCCAGTGGAATCTTTACATCAATTGCAAAATGAGTTACAAGCGCTTTTTCAAGTAAATACTTTACTGCATCAGGTTTTGTACCATTTGTATCAATTCTGATAAATTTAAAACCGAAATCCTTTATAAACTCCAGAAGTTCAATTAAAGGAGAGAGGAGGAGAGTTGGCTCTCCTCCTGAAATTATAATAGACTCAATTTGCATAAGTTTTGCTTTCTTTAGAATATCCTTGAGTTCATTGTAAGTGTAATAAGGTTTTTTGTTTTGCTTTGAAAAATATTTGTTGTGACATTTATAGCAATCTAGATTGCAAATTAAACCAGGAATGTGAAATAGAAGCGATGCAGTATTTGGTTCGTCTTTATAAGTTACAATGTAATCGGCAACTAAAATCGTTTCTTTATCCAAATACATAGCTATAATACTCCCTTTTTCTATTTATTTTTTGCGTGAAAATAAAATCTGCGAAAGTGCAAATAGTGTACCTACTATAACTCCCAATACAAATAGAATTTTGCTTATCATTCTAGCACTACTCCCTCTGGTATGTCAAATATTTTTTCACCATGGATTTCTATTGCTCTATTTACAAAGTCATTGAGTTTTTCATCATGAAATAGAGTACACTTTTGATTGTTGTTTATAAGTTGAGCAATTTGATATGCAAATTGTAAATCTTTTTGTGCAAGTTTTACTGCGGCATTTTCTGAAGGAGCATATTCAAGTGAATATAAAACCTTATCTCTTTCCATGAATTCATTAAGTTTTTCATGAATGAATTGTAAGATTTTGTGAGCGTATTCTTTTGCCTGAGGATTTGCAAGCCCTCCTTTGAATCCTGCATTAACCATACCTTCATGTCCACCTACAATTGAAAAGATATTGAAGAGGGATTTATCTGTTCTTTGATAAAATGAAAGATATGGATATAAGTCTTCATAGTGTTGCATAATCCATTTTCTTTTTCTCTGTAATGCTTTTGCTCCAATTTCCATTAAATAGGAAAGCATCTCCTTCAAAAGCTCGAAATTGTCTTTTGCAAGAAATAGGAGTCTGTTTAAGTTTATTGCATATACACCTATTCCACCAACTCCTGCTCCAGAGTGAAAAGGATTACTTCCTGTAACTGCTTCAACTGTGGAGACATTAAATAGCATTCTACAACAATTACTATATATCATGTCTTCATCAAACGGTCTCATATTTGGATTGTATTTTTTATATTCAGATTCAAGAAATGGCTTTTTGAGATAGTTTTGCACATAAAATCCACCGAAGTACTCTGATTCTCTAAGTAGCTTTTTCCAAATTGGATTATTTCTATCAAAATCTTCTGTGATATTTACTGTAATTAGTGGAAATGTAAACGGATTTCCATTTCCATCACCAATTTTCATTGCCTCAATAAATGCATCGTTAATTCTATCAAAATACTCACTTGGAATTTCAGAATAAGTCTTATCAAGTAATTTTCCAGCGTAAATTACATTGTGTTTTGCGAGAATTTTATTTGGTTTTCCAAACTCAAGAGTTATATTACTAAATGGAGAGTTGCCTGAGCGAAATGGAAGATTTATGTTGAAAAGAAATTCTTGCCAGATATTAATCAACTCGTAATCTGTGTACGTTTTAATTCCATTTGTTTCAAGATACCATAAATACCCTGCAGCAACTGTACTAATGTCATTTAATGAAGTTGCACCTGATACTTCTTGTGCAATCAAACAAATTAAATTTGCACATTGCATAAAAAGAGTTTCGAGACGTTTTGGAGGTTTACCATTTCTAGCATTTTTAGCATTAGATTTCAAACCATAAAATGCAACATCTTTTGCAGAGAGTCCAATACAGTAAGGTGATAATTTAAATGCTTGATGATGGTAAGTCCAACCAGTTTCGTGATGCTCTCTAACTGGTAACCCTTTGTAAATTTGATTAAAGAGATAGTCTTTCATAACCTCGCCGACAACTACATGTTCAAGAGCTGGGAGAGATCTGATGAAATTTGCATTATTTCTTGCAATATCTGTGTTTTTAATAAACTCGTGGATAATCTGGTGATACTTATTCATTTTCTTAATCCTCCTTGCTATTCAAAGGTTTAGCAATACATCTTAGCTCTCAGTGATGCATTATTATGTTATGCAAATTGACTAATCTGAGATAAAGCCCATTTCGTAGTCTGGTAATAAAGTATACTCCAGAAATTCTATTACTTTATTTATGTCAGTAGTGCTGAATAACTCCTTGTTGTTATAATCGAGGACAAATTCAAAAGGTTCTTCAGAAATGCAACGAATAGTGATTTTGAAATTAGGATGGTAAATTGTAAATTCGGATTGCGATATGCCGTAGTAGATTTTAGAAAAAGGTTTCAGATATTCCTCTAAAAGCTGAAAAATGTCTACAAGTTTAGGATTACATGTAGTATTACAAAGGTTTTCGAGGATTTCACAGTGAATAGACTCCATAATAACGCCTCCTTCTTTTAGTATTTTTGAATCACTATGACATCCGGTTTTTATTTTGAAATATTCGAAAACATTCGAAAATTAAATTATCGGGAAACCGCATGATGAAACCCGCATAAAATCATACGTTTATGTCGAAAGTATCTAGCAAGAAACTCAGTTGGTAGAACATCTACCAACTGTACCAGTAATTTAGACAATGTCATAAAATCAAAATACTTTTCAAGGATTGACAAAATACTTCTAGAGGTCATCGGTTTTGCTCTGAATTCTTTAGTATCCTTTGTTTGAGTATGAAGTTTTTTGCAAATTTCTTTATGTTTGATTCTTAGTAAAAGATTTACACTAGCAATTCTATCAGCATCATATTGGAAACCGCATTTTTCGCATACAAACTCAGATTGACTTTTTCGATTCTTTTTAGAAATGTGTCCGCAACAAGGACACATTTGTGAAGTATATGCGGAGTGTGTTAAATGTACTCTAATTCCTCGGTTATGAGCTATACGAATGAATTTTTCCTTTAATCCAGTTAGTCTGAGAAATCTTACAAATCTATTGAGTTTCATTTTGTATCCAAAGAGATTAACATAAAATTTTCCATTGTTAAATAAATCTAAATCTTCAAGTACTATATCTGTATATCCAAGTTGTTTGAGTTTGTTTATAACATTTGCAATGAGAAACTCAATATACCACTCAATTCTTTTTGTATATTTTCTCAGTTTTCTCTTTTCATCTTTAGTCAGATTACGATATCCTTTTCTATCGATTTCTTCTAAAAACGAGAGGTATTCTTTGAGAAATCTTTTATCAAATTCAACGGAAAATCCGTTGGAGAATGTAAGAAACTTTTCAGATGTTAGATTTACATCGCATCCAACAAATTTTCCAAATTCATGAAATGTCAAATTTTCTTCGCTTACTACTACAAAAAAGAGTTTCTTACTATTTGTAGAATTTCTTCGGTCAATCAAAAAGATTTGCTTTTTTAAATTTCCAGTAAGTATTCTTTGAAAGTACTTTTTGCTTCTTTTGTTTTTAGGATTATCTTCTAAAAGCAGTGGAAGATAGATAGATTTAGATTTGAAAGCTAGTTTTAAAAAGTATTTGAAAAGTGAATTATCTTCATCTTTCACAATTTCGTAAGAGTAACCAGAAGCGGTTAATCTGAAGCTTCCAGAGGTAAATTGAATACGTTTGATTCTTTTTAGTATTCTCTGAATTTTGCTATTGACAATATTTATAACAAGCATCTTCTTTTTGAAAGAGAGATTTTGCCAAAATTCTTGCAACTCTTTGCTTATAAGTTTGGCTTCTACATGTGAAAAAGAAGTGTATTCTTGTAAGTTGGATAGTGATAATAAATACGATATTAATCTGCATAAAGGAGATTTCTTAAATTCAATAGAGATACGTTGACTTCTTTTTGAAATATTTAGTTTAGATTGAATGCGAATTTTCTTTTTCGCATTATTAATAAGTTGCTTGATGTGATTCAAATAGCAAGTCATAACATTGGAAAATAAAGTTTGAATAGTATGCGCTGGAAGAACTGAGTGTTTCCATTGTTTGTAATTACCAATAAATTGACTTTTCTTCTTTTTATTTTCCAAACATTCAACTAATTCATGAATTCGATTATACATAAATTCAGACATTTGGTTTTTCATACGTTTGACATCATCAAGTATTTGAAAAATGAATTGTTTTTTGTCTTTATTTGCATACTTTGAGGTTAACCTCAATGCTTTATGTACTTTTATCACATTTGAGCTCATGCTTTAGCTCCTCTTCGCAATATTGTAATTTCAGTCTCTTTTTTCTATTGCTATAAAGTCTCATTGCAAAAGAGTGAATAATTGAAATTAATTCTTGAAAGATTTCTTTTTCAGCAAGTTTTTCATCATCATACTTAGACTCGTTGATGACTACTATTTTAGTACCGTATGATTCAAAAACTTTTCTTAAAAATTCAAATCCAATACGAGATAGGCGATCTTTGTATGTAACAATTACTTTATCAACTTTGAATTGCTTGATTAACTCAAACATTTGCATAAACTGTTTTCGCTTTTCAAAGTCAATACCAGATCCGATATCTTTAAAAACTTTATGTACAGTTAACCCATTAGCTCTACAGTATTCCTCGCATTGCTTAACTTGACTCTCTAAACTGGTTTTTTGGCTATGAGTAGAAACTCTTGCATAAATCACATTCATTCTTTCCTTACATTTACCAGCAAGTTTCCAGACATCTTCATCATTATAATCGTATCTACCATTGTGCAACTTTCTGACTCTGATTTTTCCTTGTTTCACATAAAGCCAGAGAGTTGATCGACTAATCTGCAAAATTCTCATTACATCTGCAGCTTTCACAATTAGATACCTCCATTTTTATATGTTTTAAAATATTCATGTGTAATTAACGCAAATTCTTTTATTTGGAAATTCAAATATTTTAAAACTTGTTAAGTTAAAATCCGATTTATACTTTGCATGGAAGATAAAGCAAATTTCGGAAGGATTCTTGAAATTTGGTAGATTCTGGGGATTATTTACTCAGAAAATCAACACGTAGATGCCCTGTCTCCTTCTCGGTTCTCTTCTTTGCGAAGAGAACCTGCTACCGGACCGGGCTGCACTGTTTTTAAATTTATACGCCGTCTCTGAAATGTCAAGCGTTTTAAGCCACAATTTTTGCAACGTTTTTCGCTGGATTTCACGAAATCGAAACGTCTGGTTAACGGAAAACCTCACGTTACTCAGACAACCTTAGGTTAACAGATTGCAAGACCAACAAATTCAACGAGTTTTCCTAGATGTCTAACATGACGTGCCGAATAACATATTATGATCGCGATCCGGCTAAATATATTTAGGAACCGGACCGGGCTGCACTAGATAATACTCGTTGCACCTGCGTTTTTAAAAACGAGTGCAGCCTGACGTCAAAAAATCATTGGAGGTGTTTGCAAATGTTGGAGTTCTCACAAATCCCAACCAGATGTGAAAACCAATGCAAGCAATTGGATTACAAGTGCGAAAACGTGATCTGCGTAAATAAGAATAGCTTATTCTATAGCTTTATCTATCAAACTTACGATTCCTTTAGCAAATTAAGCAATAATAGAAGATTCTCTCATTTGAGATATCTAAAGATATCTCAAACAAGAGAATCATACGTTCTATTGTTGATTATCTGCTTACTAATGATGCTTATGGGAATAAGTAATAACATCGATAGTTCATCGGAATTTGCAAATATTCGCATAAATGCAAATATTCGCAAATTCCTGGTTGATTTATCGTTTGATATCACTTGTGATTCTTATGTGAGAATTAAAAGAGATTTTGTTGATTTCATATCTAGAGATTACCTAACTATCGAAAATAGACAATTAGGTAATAAAGAATATAACTAATCAAAATTTGAGATAGAAATATCTTAAGTAAAAATAGAAAATATAGCGGATAGGACTACGTTATCCGCTATAACGAGTCATTACATATCCGATTTTGATTTCTCAAATTTTGATTAACCTATTGTAAACTCAAAAAGCAATGAGATTAACAAATCATCTTATCAAAACACAAAATGTGGTGAGTATATCTCTTTCTAGTATCGTTGCAATTTACTATCCTTATTGCAAATTAGCTTTCTTTTAAAATCACATAAAGAGAAAACACGTATTGCAGAAACACTAGTGAGTAATCGATGGTTAATCGATCTTGTAATCAAATCAATTGTTGCAATCAGAAAATTCACATAAAGTGAACAACACAAAGTATGATGCAATACTCGATGGATATCCTCGTACTCAAATCTGATTCTTTTTCGCTTTGCAATCGATCAGCTACATAAAAGCTTTTCGTTTAACGCATAAAGTGAAAGACACCAGATGTAGAAATTCGATTATCTTACATTTACGAAGAATTTGCTGATTTTGCATTTCGAGTTTAGGAAAACAGGTAGCGCATATTTGATTATCTTGCTAGATTAATCATACAATCAATCAAACGTGAGGGATTAATGAGTACGTTTGAATATCAGTCTGTTTGCAATATCGATTTGTATTCCGATGAACTGATTAAGGAATTGCAACAAACCTTACGAGAACAGTTTCCTCACATCAACTTTGAGTTGATTCAACGATTTGAGATTGTACGTAATCCCATCGGAATCAGTGTAAATATATATGGAATTGTAGATTCAAATACGCTAGAAGAAATTCAGGATACGATTAAACAAGTTGTAGCAAAATATGAGGGGGCATAAAAAGCCCCCTCATATTTTTACTCGCACTGTATCACGCAAATTAAGGAGGTATTTCGTTATGTTTTATGAGACTTTGGGGTTTTCGTTTAATATCAGAGGGTATCGATTACATGTTGGTGTAACTGATTCTACACGTAAGTCGATTTATGAGTATGCATGCGATGAATATGGAGTAAATTATCCCTACGAAACTTTACAAGATGTAACCGTTCAATTAGAGCAAAAAATCACTCGAAAATTTCGTCCGTATATTTTAAGCGATTTGGATGATTTTTTCGAGAAGTTTCCTGATTTTGCAAAGCAATTTCTCTACTCATATTACCTATATTTAAACTCTTGGATTGACGAAATTACTTTCTCTGACATTTTATTTGCAGGGTTTAATTTCCTAAAGCAATATCTCGAAACTTATTATTTACCAAATGTGAAACTAAAAATTCGTACTAATACTCGTGCAAAAGTTAAGATAAATGAGGAAGATAGTCTTTTATTGATTCAATATGCCTGGATGATGAAGTTATATGGTTTAATTTTTTACACTTCCAAAAAATTTTCACCAGGATTGCATACTAAAATAACAGAAACTTTACTAGAACCCTTACGAAAACATGGAGTTTTTGATAAACTTTTTGTGATCGTAAAACAAAGAGTATACGGTTCTAAGAAAAATAGAGAAAACATCTGGAAATTTTTATCGGAAGTAATGCTTAAAGACGAAGATTACGTAGTTTCTGAATTTTTCTACAACATTCTTTTTTACATTCTTCCTATTATGCATAAAAGTTATAATCCCATTGGTTTTGTAATTGACTTCTTGAGTCGTCAACTGTATTACCTATACACTGACGTATATCAAGTTTCGCTAACTTATTTAGAACTTGATGATTTTTATAAGGCAAATATTGACTATTGCCTAAAGGTTGCTTTCGATAAATATTTGATGTATATGATGCAGTATTTAGAAAAGACATATGGTATGAAAACCTCTGTATTTTACGAGCAATATAACTTTAACAAACCGTTTTTTGATACATTTGTAGCGCCATTAATAACTTATACGGTTGGTGAAACTGTTTCATTGCCGTTTACTAAAAAAGAAAGTGCAATTTTAGTACTTTATTACAGCGATTTTCTTAAACGCTTTGCCAAATTACAATTAATTCCACGATTATTGACATCAAATGTAAAGCAGCAGTTGAAAAATCGTGTTAAATTAACCGGAATCAAAAATGTTTTAGATGAATTGTATGAGCATCCAAATAACCTATTTAAACGCTATACAAAAGAAACTCAGTATTGGCATAAATTTATCACAAATGTATGTAGATATACATACTTGGATCTCTTGAATCAAAAGTTAATTACAGTACGTGCTGAAGCTTTAGCCTACGAGCTTAAAATTTTCTATGATTTTCTACCTAGAGCAAAGCATTTATTGCCTCAAATTCGAAAGCAACTATTTAACATGAAACAAATTCAAAAACATCTCGTATAAAAGGAGGAATTCTTTTGCAAAATAAAAAACTAGATGAATATATGCAAGATTTGGATAATAGATTATCCGATATTGATGAAATGCTTTCAACAATTAAAAGTAATCTACAAACTTTGCAAAAACAGATTTTGTCAGATAAACGCGACACCAGCTATTATGCATATAAAAGTAAGAATGTAATGAATCAAAATGAAATGTACGTTGAGTTATTGAGAATTTTTGGACAGTTACAATCCACAGCAATATCAACACGTTTACAACAAATCAAGCTTTTATCGAAATTAGATACATCTGAGGATCAAGTCAAACTTGATCCTCGTATTTTAACTCAACTACAAAAAACGATTACAGTAATTGGAGGTGATGATGGCGAAGACTAGAAAACAATCTGAAGATTTATACGATGAAATAGTTGACTTATTACAATCCAAATCTTTGCCAGTTCGAAAAAAAGCTGAGGACGACGATATTTTAATTCCGACAAATTTGACAATATTTGACATTTACAGCGGAGGTGGTATAACTTTAGGGAAATTCCATTTGTTTTTAGCAAATCCTGGTGCAGGTAAATCTACTTTAGCATTACAATGCGTATCAGCAATTCAAAGAAAATATGAAGACGCAATAATTCTTATAATTGACACCGAAGCTGCAATGTCCCGTAAAAGATTTCAACAACTTGGTGTAAAACTTGATAAAGTATTATATTGCGATGCAGGTATTACACTCGAAAAGGTAATGGAATCTATTGAGGGAATCATTGCAATTAAACGTGAAAAAATTAAAAAGGATCCTTCTTATCTTAAAGTCCCAACTATTATCGTATGGGATTCTATTGCTCAAACACCAAGTGAAAAAGAATTAAAGACAAATGATATAAATCAAACACTAGGTTTGAATGCTAGAATTTTATCAGCTTTCTTTAGAACTATCACTGGTTATCTTGCACAATACAATATTACACTACTTGCAGTGAATCAGCTTAGAGAGAAACCAAAGCTTGGGCCTTTTGATGGTATAAACGAGATTAATTTACCTGGGCTTGAAAACAAATCAATACCTGGTGGTAAAGCACAAATATTTGCAGCATTCTCAGTTTTACTTATGAAACCGTATACTCAATTAAAACCTGATAAATCCGGAAGTTTTGGATTTCAAGGAGCAATTACCGAATGTAAATTTCTGAAGAACAAATACGTTGCACCATTTCATCCATTTTACATGGTTTTAGATTATGCAAATGGGTTTAGTGAATTTTGGACAAATTTCCTCTATTTGAGAGATGTATTAAAGGTAGTAGGAGCATCGGGTGGCTATTATTCTATGGAAGGGTATCCTAAAAAATTCCATTTGAAAAAAGCATATGAGTACTATCAAAACGATCCAAAATTCAAGGAAGTTTTTGATGAACATGTCGAAACGTTAAAAGAAGTATTACGTAAACAAATTGAAACTTCGAAAAATCTAGAAACTCAATTGCTTGAGGAGAATATTGATGACCGCGATACGAATAATTCGGAGACTACTTGAGTATATTGATTCAAGTCAAAAATTTGCAAAGCTACGATTAAAACTTGCTAAAAAAATTGCTGAGCATTGCGATATTGAAACATATGAAGATGTCAATCAACTTTTATCTGAAATGAAAACTCTTGTTAAAAAACATAAACATAAAGTTGCCGAAAAACTAGCAACTGTTTTAAGTAAAGATGATGCTTTAATGCATTTAATTGAGACTTCAAATAGCAGGAAAATTCAGCTCTGTTCAGGTAAATTATGTGAAAAACTTACAAAGGCATATATTGCATATTTAGCATTTAAGCAGTTAAGTGAGCAAAAAAATCCAAAAATCTTTAAAACATTTCGTAAATATGCATACTACACTGAGTTACAAAAATAGGTTAGGCTGGGTTGCAACCCAGCCTAACTTTTCTTTTTCGTAAGTTTAGTTGGGAGTATACTGCAATGAATTTAGAAAATTTGCTGGATTATATTCAAGCGGGAATTCTGAAAAAAGAAACGCAAAAATCTAGTATACAGCCGAATATAAATGTCGATATTTCGCATCAGTCAAATGTCGCCAAATTATTAGATGAAGAAAACATTTTAAATGCTCTCAAGGAGTATTCTCAACTTACGCAAAAGAATTCAATGTTTTATAAAGACTATATATACGTATCCTCATTAACTTCCAAATGTATTCGTCAAATTTTATTTGAGTACTTTAATTACGATAAGTGTAATGTATCCGTTTATCCATACTTGGGACTTATTACCGCAGTTGGAGAGTTTGTTCATCAGTTTTTACAACAACTGCTTGGATTTGATTACGTTGAGCATGAAATTTATTCAGAGCAACTTAAAGTAAAAGGTAGAATTGATGCAATTAATATTCTTGATGACAATTCTTATAACGTCATTGAAATCAAAACAATCAAGGCTGATGAATTGAAATCCGAGTCTTTTACTGGACGAATTGAACATATTCGTCAGCTCAAATTCTATATGTATTTACTTGCAACTGAACAACAAAAACCTGTAAAATACGGACAGCTTTTATATATATCGCGAAATCTAGATGCTATCAAAGTATTTACATTTGAGTATAATCCTAATGATTCCGATGTAGAATATTGTATAAATAAAGCTAATGAAATTCAAAAAGCAATAGCTACAAAACAAATTCCAAATCTCGATCATCCATTTATTGAAAAAACCAAATGTTATTTCTGTCCTTATAAAGAAATATGTCTGCTGAAAAAAGAGGAGTTTAGTTCAGATTTGCTATACTCCGAGCAAGATTTTGTAATCCTATAAATAAGAAATGGATTAGGAGGGTCTCATGTCTATCTTTGCTCAAATCGATAAATTCCTATTTGAAGATGGCGATTTAACACCTGAATTACTAGAAAATGAATTTATGGTAAAACAAATAATTCCGCGTTACATTGGACATCCTGAATACTTATCTGTTTTCAGTCAAGTTTTAAATAACTATCAGACATTAAATGCTCCAGCAATTTCATATTTGAAGCTAGCAAAAAAGTTAGTGCGTCAATACAATTTAACAAAAAAAGACAAAATCTTTTATGGTAAAAACGAAAAGAGTCCAAAAAAGGAACTAAAGGAAATCGTACAAAAGGTTCGAAGATATATTAAACCTGACGCATCCGAATCGGAAGCTTATTTCATATGGACTTGCATCTTAACTCCGGAAGAACGAAAAGTATTGAAACAAGATGAAGGTTTTAAGAAACGTAGGCGTCGAAAAACGAAATAATCAAGTAAGAAAAAGGAGGGTATGCTGATGAAAGTATGCGCTAAATGTTTTGAGATTTTTCACGACTCTATATGGACTGATAAAAAATGTCCCAAATGTAGTAACTCAAAATTGATAGATGTTGATGAAAAAATCTACCCTATTCAAAGAATCTTAAATCAACTCGGCTGTAAAGTTGTGACATTTATTCACGATCCTGCTTACACTGTTTTAGAAAACATATGTATTTCCTTTGTAATTGAAGATAAGAAAAACGTATTAGAACCTGCAATCAAACTAATGTCAAAAAAACTTGAAAACTTTACTCATTCAAGACAAGGAAGCAATCATTTTATTACTTTTTCAATTAAGCCAGTAAAATCATATTACAAAACGTATTTACGCTTGATTAAAGCAATTTACGACTTCTACTTCTGTATTTATAAGGCTTGTAAAGATTTAATAAAAACTTCCGGGGAGTAGTTTTATAATGAAACCTGAAACAGAGATTTTTAAAATATTTGAACGTCTCGAAAAAGAAACAAAACAAAAAGTTAAAATAGAAATCATTCGCGAACTATATGAACTATATCCCGCAATCTTTATGAAAATCGTAAAACTTGTATTTGATAAAAACTTGAAGTTCAACGTTTCTTACGAAACCCTTCAAAAAATCCCATGCGGTAAAAAATATACAACCTCATTTGAAGAATTCTGGAACATTGCGACTGCAATTGCTCTCAGAAAATTATCAGGCAATGTACTGCTTAAAACACTTCAAGAATTTTTTAAGAAATGCGATGAATTTCATTGCAAATGGTACAAAAGGATACTTGCAAAAGATTTGCGTATAGGAGTAGGTTTACAACTTATCAAAAAAGCAATTAAAGGAGATGTAGATACCGAAACTAAGTTTTACCCAATGCTTGCTCAATCGTTTGAAAAAGTACCTGAAAGTAAATTAGAGTACTTTTTAGAAACTCAACCTTGCTTTTGGGAAGTTAAAATTGACGGTTTACGTTGCGTAACTTTCGTAACCAGAGACTACTTCATGTGCTATAGTAGAAATGGTAAACGTATGACGTATTTTGAAGAAGTAATTGCTCCTCATATTAAAAAATACCAATCCGTAGTTCCAAAAGGAGAAACTTATATCCTCGACGGTGAAATTTATGCAAAAAATTGGAATATCTCAATGGCCTTTTCCAGCTCTAGAAAATACAAATTAAGTCCAAGTCAAGAAAAACTTGTTAAATATTACCTCTATGACTTTTTAATTGGCAATCCAAATGAACTTGCAAACTCTGTTTACACTCGTCCTTATATCAAACGTAAAGAAGACTTGAAAAAATTTTTATCGCATTACGATGATGAAAAACTTATATACGTGCCACATCATAAAGTAGAAAAACCAAGTATTGCATATCTTCTACAACTAACCGATAAGCTTGTTGCAAAAGGCTGGGAAGGTTTAATGCTTAAATTAGGTAATGCACCTTACGAACCTGGTAAACGAACGTACTATTGGATAAAATTCAAAAAGTTTTACACCTTAGATTTACTTGTTGTTGATGTAGTACCTTCTACAAAACGTCCAAATGAAATTCAAGCACTACTGGTTAAGTATAAGGATCAATATGTAAAAGTTTCAGGTTTACCATACGAATATAGGAGAAGATGGTTCGAACATCCTGAAGAAATTATTGGTAAAATAGTTGAAGTTAAATTTCTAGAAGTTACAAAAGATGGAAAACTTAGACATCCTACATTTATTCGGGTTAGAGAAGATAAAGATAAACCCGATGCTTAAGTTTTTAACATGCTTAACAAAATTAAAGAAACTCAAATCTAAACAGGAGGAATTGTAATATGAACTTACTTACTGAAGCAGAAATTTTGGCATTGGATATTTTAACTGAGGCTGAAAACGCTGAAGCTCCTGCTAGCATAGGTAGTGTTTCCAATTTAGCAGATTTAGTAAACAAAGTAGCTGATTATCTTGATGAACAAGCTAGACGTCTTGTAGCTTCATTTGCAGCAAACATTGATGCATCTGCGTTAAATTTAGAAACTTTCAGCCACGTAAAATCCGCAATATCTAAGACAAAAGAAACCGTAAGAAATAGTGCAGCTGTATGTAAAGATGCATGTGAATATGTTATTGAAAGATATGCAAGAGTAAAGTATAAAGATGATGAGGAAAGAAAAAGAAAAGAAATAAAAGCAATTAGAGACGCAATTGAAGATAAAGTAGAAGCGTTTAACAAACTTGTAGATGAAGAAATTAAGAAACTTGAAAGAGCAGTTTCCGATTTAAGAGAAGCTGGTTTTGGAAAAGCATTAAAAGAGCTTAGATACAATGATGAAGAAGAATTTGAAAAAGCATTAAAACGATACAAACATCCTCAGGAAATTTACAGAAAAGTGATATCCGTATACAATCAAATAATGGATGCTTACAAGAAAATTTATGCAGAAACTTTAGGTGTTCTTGTATGGCTTGGTAAGAAATTCCAAGGTGTAGTAGAAAAAGCACTTGGACTTGATGATGAGAAATTTAAAGATGTATTCAATTGTGCTAAAAAAGACGTAAAGAAAGTACTTAAGAAATTAGAGGCATTTACTAAAGAAGCTAGCGCAACTATAGCTGCTGTTAAATCTGGAGGAGTTTTAGGTAAAATTAAAGAACTCTTCCAAAAAGCGTATAAAACTCTTAAAGGTGAATATGGAGTTAAAGGTGTTGCAGTATTATTAGCTGTAGGTATTGCATTGTATTTGGCAGTATGGGCTATCGGAAAGAAAATTGCAGGTTTAACTACTGCTCACCTTACAAAACCTATTACTTTATTCAAGAAGTATTTTGCAGCATGTAAAACTCTCGGTTTAAAAGGACTTCCACTTGCAATAATTGGAGCAGCTGCAATTTTAACATTGGTAGCAGCATTTGGATCTGCAATCAAAGTATTAATCGACGTAATAAAAGAAAAATTTGCTAAATAATGTTGTATACAAGGCTCTCCAGCAGTATGCTGGAGAGTCTATTTTTTATTTGTTAAAATCTGTATAAATAATTCTCAAAAATTTCCTAAAAAACAAAAAAAGGAGGTGTCTCATGAAGTTGGAATTTCCTGTCTATACTTCAGAAGGAAGACGTGTAGCGTATCTTGATGTAGATAAACCCGTACGTGAAGCGTTTTACGAAATGCTGGAGCAAATTTTTCAAGGAAATCCTGCATATGAAATTAGAGATCCGGGTTTTAAATTGTTAATATGTAGGTTTGGATATGAGACGACTAAAGATTTATGCGAGGATGTAGGATATCCTTATAAAGAACGAAATGTAAGAATTATTGTTGCTGACAAAGAAAATAAAAATAAAAATGAGGAGGAATAATGAATCTCCTTACTGAAGCTGAAATTCTAATGCTTGACATTTTAACTGAGGCTTCCGAAGACGAAAATCAAGATCCATTTAAGTCTCTATGCGGATTTATAGAACAGCTTGCAAATGCAGTTGATGATTTAACACGTACTGCAATTAAAGGTTTAATTCCAGAGTTTGATACAAAATCTGGATCGATTGCTTACAAATTTTACATTTCACATACTGGAAATACCGAAGCATTTTCTGAAATTCGAAATTACACAATTTTCTATGAATGGTTAGTAAATAAAATTTATGATGATGCTGATAAGAGATCTCGTTTAATTGAGGAGTTTAAAGAGTGGATTAATAATCTTGCAGATGAATATGAAGCTCGTGTAAAAGAACTGGACGAAAAAATTAAACAGCTAAAGAAAGAAGCAGAAGAGCTTTTACCTACAAAGTCTTTTTCCGACATTAGTGCAAGTTCTGAGGATCTAGAATCAAAATTAAGTGAGTATAAAGTATCAGAAGATGCTGCATCTAGAGCATTAAAAATTTTCAAGGAACTGGAAAAACTTGAGCGCACAATTGTTGCACTTCATCTTGAATGTACTATTCGCAGTTTGGAAAAAATTGATCAGCTAATACAAGCGGCTTTTCAATATGATGATGAAAAATTCAAAGAAAAATTCGACTGCTCCAAAAAAGAGGCAGAAGCAGCATACAAAAAATTCAAAGTAGCATTTGCAGAGTTAAAAACAGCCTATCACAATATTAAACATGCATCTATTTTTGGAAAAGTTAAACAATTATTTGCCAAATATTATAAAGCAATTAAAGGAGAATATGGAGTTAAAGGTTTTGCAATGCTTTTTGCCTTTGCACTTGCGTTATATCTAGCCGTTTGGGCCATCGGTAGAAAAATTGCAAATTTAACATCTAAGCATCTACTAAAACCAGTTACAATGTTTAAACTTTATTTTAAAGCATGTTACGCTCGAGGAATTAAAGGCCTTGTATTTTTGGTATTCGGTTTAGCTGCAGTAATCATGTTATTTGGAGCATTTGGTTCGTTAATTGGACTTGTAGTTAAATATTTAAGGAAAAAGCAAAATGCATAAATATGGGGAGGCAGGGGAAAATTATTTCCCCTGCCTCCCATTTTACTCGCTTTATTTTTTTACATGGATTAAAGGAAAATAAAGGAGGTAGGAAAATGAATCGAATTCAAAAATTTTACACAATGTTTACAGAATATCTTAAAAACAAGCAATTTAAGACTTGCAAAAAGTGTCCGCTTTACTCCAATCCTGCAATATCTTTTGATATGCAAAATGTAAAAGATACAGTAGATATTATGTTTGTTGGAATGAATCCCTATAAGGACGAGTTGAAAAATGATAAACCTTTTGCAGGTAGAGCTGGAAAATTATTAAGGAAATATGTCAATGAAATTTTTGATGGATTTAGCATTGTTTATACTAATGCATGTATGTGTTTTATTGAAAACAACGGCGATCCTACAGATGAAGCACTACAATGTTGCAAACCTATTTTAGATGCACAAATTGACTTTTTTAAACCAAAAATCATAGTTGCATTAGGATCAGTTGCTGCATCTACATTTTTACCTGAAGCCAAAGAATTACCTGTTAAAGCCTTACGAAAAATTCCGAGATTATATAAGTCATCTGCTTTATTTGTAACATATCATCCGAGTGCATGTTTACGTAACAGTAAACTCTTGGATTCATTTGTTAAGGATTTACAATATATTCGTGATTATTACCATGAATGTCAACCTATCTTAAACTGTATTGCAAAATTACCAAAGCTTACAAATTGGGACGATGTTAAAAAGTATTTGGAGTTAGGTTATAAAGTTGTTGATTTTCAGTACTTTTACAACCAGTATCGATTTAAACATCCGCTTTTAATTGGGATTTTTAAAAATCCCGATACTAATGATACAATTATTTGTGACGTATCGCAATTACCAGTTGAATTTTTCCGATGTGAAAAAATTCCAAATCCTAAAAAGAATATTGGAATTGAACCTATTGAAAATACAAATGAATCTTATATGATTACAGAAACCACTACAGCACTTGACTATACTTTGATTCATGCCAAACAAGCTTCAAATCAACCTCATCTCTTTAATGCCGATTTACACATAACTGACTATCTTACGGTTAAAACAAGACTTTTACAAGAAGATGCATTATGCGACGATTTAACTATTGGTTATTTAGATATTGAGGTTTTAACTCCAGGTATTGTACCAGATTTTAAAGATCCTCAATTTCCAATTATTGCATTTGCATTTACTACAAATAAAACAGATACAATATATGCATGTATTCTAAATAAGAAAGTTGACAAAAGTAAGCTTGAAGAATTTAAGCGCGATTACCAAGAGATTCTCGAGAAATTCAACGTACCGTTAAAATTTGATATTAAAGAGGTATCATCGGAAATTGAACTTCTTGAGTATTTGCAGCAATTGGTTAAAGACGTTGATATTTTAACTTCATGGAACGCATGGTTTGATGCAAACTATATTTCCGAGAGAGCTTTTCGGTTAAAAGCAAATTGCACTTTATCAAAGCTAGATATATTTGGATATAGAAGTGCAAAAACTAATCTTTACAAAGCCCCAGGTATAATTATCTCAGATATGCTTGAAACTTATAAAGCATCAAAAATGAAGGAAATGCCTTCTTATAAACTAGACTATATTGCACAAATTGAACTTGGAGTTCAAAAAGTTAAATACGAAGGTACCTTGAGTGAGTTGTATGAGAACGATCCAACCAAATTCCTATTTTATAACATAATCGATACAGCTTTAATTAAAGCATTAGATTCAGCATTATCTCTGTATACAAGTAGTACATTGTTAAAGAATTTCGTATCAGTTTCTTGGGAAAACTCATCTTCAGCGTTAGCTCAAACGGATGCATTAATGTTAAGTCAACTAGCTAAAGAGAATAAGTGTTTAAGAGCAAGGTTAACCACATCAAGTACAAAATTTCCTGGAGGTTTTAACAGAGATCCTCAAGTTGGTTTGTTTTACTGGGTAATTGATTTAGATGCTTCTTCTATGTATCCTAGTATAATTCAAGCTTTAAATATTTCTCCAAACACCTATGTTTTACAAGTTGAAGGATCCGATGAGTTAAAAGAAGCATTTTATCATTATATGCGTGCAAAAATTGGAGGATATGAAGATACTATACAACTTCCAAATGAACTTGAGGTTACTGTAAAACCATTAACCTATTTTGGTCAACAATTTGGGTATAAGTGTAAGTTACCTCTAAAGCAGCTAGAATCATTAATTTTACGTAGAAAATTTATCGTTACTCCAACTGGAGCAATTTTAAAGAATCCAAAAGATGAAGTTGGGATTTTTAGGGCATTACTTGATTACTTACTCAGTATTCGTAAACATTACAAGTCATTATATTTAAAGGCAATCGCTTCGCAAAACAAGTATGAAATTGCATATTACAATAAAATGCAAAAAGTACCAAAAATTGCAGCTAATGCAGTATTTGGAGCGCATGGTAATAACTACTTCAGATTTTACTGTGCTGAACTAGGAGGAGCTATTACCTTAACCGGTCAAACTGAGATTAAACTTGTTACGGGTAATCTAGATAAATTTTTACAACATTTAACACAAGTAATTTAGCGAGTCAATTAAAGGAGGAGCGGAAATTTCCGCTCCTCCTTATTTAACATATACTGCGCGTTTAACACGACGTAAAGTTGATGTTAAGTCAAGTAAAGTACTTGGTCCATATTCACGCACCAAATACATTAATAAATACAAAATTGCCAGATATACAATTCCATAGGTAAGGTTATTAGCTTCGCAAACTTTTTTTGTTACAAGTACGAAATTTGTGTTTATTATTTTGCGAAAATCAATTTTCAATTGCATACTTAAAAAGCTAAATAGTTTTGCAATCAGAATTAAATATTTTTTGTAAGGATCTGTTTCGCTTAAATAGTCGGGACTTTTTAATATGGAACTTACTGATTTTGTTTTTGCGAGAATTGATAATATAGATAATGGCGTAGTTGTTTTTCTGAATCTGATTTTTAATTGAGGATATGTTTCTAAAACTTTATCCACATGTTTTTGTAAATCAGCAATAATGAAATCTACTGCATTCATCAATAGCTCCAAGTAAAAATATTAGTCATAGTAAACGTCATGTGCAAACGCAAATCCGAATAAAGTTGCTTTTTCTGGAAAAGTAAACCTAAATTTAACGCTTTGAAATGGATTTGATGATTCGTAAACTTTCCCTTCTTCAGGTATCAATTTCCAAGTTTCACCATCGTCAAAGGAAAGTTCAATTATTGGTGTAGAACCAATAGAATATACAACGATATAATAGCGAGTAGCTTTAGTATCTAATTCCCACGTTGTTGATACATAGATTCCAGGTTTTTCTGCAGATACATTTTGAAATATTATTTTTTGCGAAATGTAATCTCCATTTGCAATTAGATCAGCATTTTTTAAATCATCAAGACATTCATATAAAATGTACTCTAAAGAAAAAGTACGTGCAGCAATATATATATTTTCTCTTATTTGCTCACATGTATCAAAATTTACAGTGTTTAAAATATATCCTAGAGTAACAACATCATCGAGTTCAATAGGATCCAGTGCTTTAAATCGTCCTACACTACGCATTGATTTTTACCTAGATGTATTAAAGTTAAACTCCACGTCTATTTAAAATAGCTAATGCTTTTGGTAAGTATTTTTGAAGAAGTTTTGCTTTTTTTGCCAAATATGCTCTTCTTAATTTAATAACCTCGTAATACAATCTATCTCCATTTTTCTTTGCTAAAGCATATGCGATTAATGCTGCTCTTCTCATACGTCTAGCTTTTCTAGTTTGCATTGGAAGCATATTTCATTCCTCCTTTATGCTAATTTAATCAATTAACCATTTTACATGTTTGGCTTGAGTTGTAAGTTTTTTCGTAATGGTAAAATTCCATTTATCGGCACCAATTTCAAATACATTTGCATATATCACAGGAATTGGATTCATTAGCAATTTTAACTTTGATTTTGATTCTAGATTAATAGGAATTTCTTTTAGCTTATATTCACCTAATGCAGTATACTCATGTTTTACAGGATTATATAATCCAAGCGTTAATTGATATCCTAATTTAACGTTTTTGAAATCTCCAAAAATTCCATAGTATTGCATAATAATTTCATAGAGAGTTTTATCCTTATCGATTGCTAATGGTAATGTAAACGATGATGATTTATATAGTTTTAGATGACATGTTACAACTAAAATTTTCTTTTCTTCAGTTATATTAACCTTACGAAATTTGTAATCATTTTTAATTTGAACTTTTCCGGTTAAGAATTTTTTGAAACCATATTCCAAACATGCATCTAAAGGTTGACAAATTACATCTGGGGTAAAATCTGAATTTAGAATTGATTTATATGAGCAAGTTGCGTATTTTAGTTCCTTTAGATACTCAAGTAAAATATCATCTGGTAGTTGTAGTACATCTTGATCCAAATAGTATACAGGATAGAGTTTAAGGTTTGATAAAAGCATATTTTCGTACACTTCTTTTAAATAGGCAGGCGTAGCATTTGGAAACAATTTGTTTATAATTCTTTGGTTTAAAACGAATAAATCCCAAGCCCATAAATCTTCAGTTACTGGGATAATTTTGTCGTTGTACTCAAACCCTACGTAATATATCATAGTCAGTACTCCATATTTTTTATTTCGTAAAACCAGTATAAATAATTCTTCAAAAATAAAACTAAAAGGAGGTGCTAATCATGGAATTACAAATTCCAGAATTAGACGCAATTTTAAATGCAGAAAAAGAAGTAGAAGAAGAATCTAAAAATGTAAACCCATCAATTCCTGCAAATTCAGTTAATCCAAGTGTTGCAATTCCAGTTCAACCCGAAACCAAACAAGCTGAATCTGAACCTAAACCCAAAAAAGCTTCATGCAAGAAAACAATTACTGAACAAAAGACTTCAAAAAAGGTAACCACTGAAACAAAGAAAGCTAACAAAACAAACTCTAAAACCTCTTTAAAAACGTTTTTCAATTCCTTAAAATCGCTTATTGCTCAAGATTTGAAGGCACTAGGTTTTCAAGTTACCGAACAAGAAGATGCACTTTTAATTTCCCGAGAAGATTTGAATGCGCAATTAACTCTTCCGATTTTAACTCCGTCGGTATGCAAATATTTATTGAAAGATGAAGTTCAAAAGATTGAAACATTACCACTCGGACATCAATTTGTAGTGTTTGGAAAACGTTTTATTGTAATTGATACATTTCATGCAAAACAAAGACCTATAATAATTGATTTAGCAAAACAAAAAGCTTATAAATTCAGACATCAAAAATTACATTTAGTTGACTGGAATGCGATAGCGTCAAAAGATGAGAAATAACATATGGAGAGGAGGGAGGCGACTCCCTCCTCTCAATTTTTTTTTTGCTAAGGTAAAAAGAAAAGAATACATCTAAAAAGGAGGGTATTAAAATTGAATCTTATGCCAGTATTCATTGCACAAATTGTAACTCAAAACGACAGTCTTTATAAACATGGTTTGTTTTATTTTGAGGACAGGCAATCCTTTTTCGGAGTTTCCGCTTCAAATACCTTTTTATTAAATCCTGATTTTAAAGCAAGTACCTTATCTCCAATTGCTTCATTAATCAGCGAAATTTTAATGAGCAATATGCAAATCAGATTACTGCAAATAACATTAGATAATCCAGTGGCTGATGATTTGAATACATTTTTTATGAGATACAATCAACTACCAACGACTAAAAACTTTATTGGTAGAATAATTGTACGTATCAAACATCTAGTTGAAACTGAGTATTTAATTACAAGTGCAATCGATGTTGTTAAATCTGGAACAGTATCTTTACCGCTAAGTGTACTCGAATCAATTAAAGCAAGAATTCTTGCAACAAAATTTCTTGGAGATTTTTCAGAACAAGTTGAATCTTTAGCTTTTTTACGCGAGTATATAAATCGAAATTTCGCAACTCCTCAGGAATTTTTACAAACAGTTTATGAATTAAAGTTTAAGTATTTCCGTTACTCTAAACCGTTTGATGAAAGCAAATTATCTTGGATGTGTAAACAGTTATGAGCAAAACTTATTGGAAATACGGAAAACCTGAAAAAATAGTGATTACACGAAATTACGTTGTTGAAAAGTATCGTGATTGGCGAGTATGCAAATACCGACGTAAAATCATTTTTGACAAATTTGGATTTAAGCATGTTTTAACATTTGGAATTTTCTCTAAGTCAGGTCCTCGAGGTGGACATACAAAACTTTCTTCACTTTGGCATATAAAAACTGAACCAAAAGTCAAAGAGTTATTAAAGCATGCTTTCAAAGATAAAATCCCTGTGTATGTACAAGTAAAACGCAAGTTAAAACGAGTAAAATCATACAAACAAGCTTTAAAGTATCTAAAGGAATCAAGTATTTATGTGAATTTGCTTCTTGTAGAAACAGAAAATGGATTAGAAGGTTGCGGATTTATTGAAAATGAGTTTGTTTATTTAATAGTTGGTAGTCAATATTATATTACCACGAAAACTCACTATCTAAATCTCCTTACGGATATTGTATATGGCCTGCAAGAGAATCTTTCTAGTAAATGAGCATCATGCAAAACGAGCAGGATTACATTACGACATCAGATTTGGAGCATATCATCCAGAATATAAACAATGTGTATTTTTCTCGTGGGCAACTCGAAAGTGGGTTGAATTTCTAAAGGAGCCATGCAAAATTCTTGCATTTGAAACCGAAATTCATTCTTGGAAATATCAATACTTTGAAGGCGAAATTGAAGATGGATATGGTGCTGGTTTAAACTTAATTTGGATTAAAAGTATATATACTCTTGATGATAAGAAGAAACAAGATCGAGGCGAATTCTACCAGCAGTATTTATCTGGGAAAATAACTGTTTACGTTGACTTAAAACACTATGGTAAACTTAAATTTACTTTACTCAAGTTGCCGAGTTCTAGATTTCCTAAAAACGCTTGGTTAATGGTACGTTCATATAAAGATCTAGTTGATGAGGTATTGCAATGAAAGCCGATCATTTGTATACTACGTATAAGTATACTTTATATATGGCTCCTATTAGAATCCAGTTCAAAGAGCTTTTACAAAAATTATTAAAACATCGTGATGACTTTATTCATCGTAAACTAGAATTTTTCCTATCGCCTGTATTTTGGGATAATAACTCTGTTTACTATTATCAGCATACTTTTGATATTGATAGCTCTTGGGACGATGCGCAAAAATTTCTCAGTAAAATTGATTACCCAAAGTTAAAGTATTTTCACGTTGAGATAACTTCAGAACGAGGAGTCCATATAATAAGTCACTGTCTTTTTCCATTTGGAACTAAACGTGAGGATTTTGCTCGCGTAAGAGAGGTTATAAAAGACATTTTCAAAAATAGCCCAGTTGATTTTAAGGGATCCATTAATCCAAATCCATTTCGGCGATTCCCTGGATTAGGAAATTTTAAACGTTACAACTTTCTTTGCATTCCAATTCCTGCAAAAGACTTTATCACTATGTCTCGGACTGAAATCTGGAAAACAATTCTCGACTTTAAACTAAATCAATTCAATTTTATCAAGTACGTCAAGAAATACATTTTGAATCTAAAAGTTTATCAATACGATATACTATTTAACGTTGACAAATATCTATAAGTATTTTCTCAATTTTTATCTCATATCTGCATAAATAATTCCTGAAAATAAAATTGGAGGTAAAGAAATGGATTTAGAGCAACAGGTTAACGAGTGGATTGAAAAACTTCAATTTTTGGAAGAGGAAGTTCAAAAATTTCCTGTGGATATTACCTTTAAAATGGTTAAGTATGGCGCTGGTTCCTTGAAATATGTATTGTATTCCGATACAGATTCTTCGTTCATTGTACTATATCCACTTCTTAAAAAAGCACTTAAACGCTTTTATCCTAATTTAGGTGACGAACAAATTGAACGCGCTCTAAAATATGATGAATATGAGAATTTACCTTTTACAAAAAATGATGTAATTGCTTTAACTCTTGCTCTAGTACATTACATACAAAAATATGTAGATAGAGTTTTAGATGCATATGCAAAATCCTTAAATGCTGAAAACAAATTCAAATTCAAGCAAGAGTATATTTTCCAATCAATTTTAATCTCAATGAAAAAGCATTATGTATATCGTGCAATAATGAGAGAAGGTGTTTTAATTGACGAAATTGGATATTTGAACATTGGAGTTAAATCTGACGTACCTGAGTTTACAAATAAAATGATACGTTTCTTGGCCGAGCGTATTTTAAAGGGCGATAGTGTTGAAACTATCAAAAAATATGCTTTATCATTTGCATATCAGTTTATGAAACTAGCAGCAAAAAAAGATTTGAGAACTGCCAAACCACAAAGTGTTAAAAAACTAGAGGATTACAAGTCAAATAATGAAGCTGCAAGAGCAGCTTCATTATATCGAGTTTTAACTGGCCAACAATTTTTCTCAAAAGGTTACTTGTTTAAGATTCGTTCAATTGATTTAACTCCAGAGCAATATAAACAAATTACTCAAGAGTGGAAAAAACTTTTCGGAATCACTAATCCAAGAAATTACTTTACAGCAATATTTTTTGAGGAAACTATTCCAGATGTGAAATTTGAAGTCGATCCTATTGCGCAATATAAATCCTTTGTACATGCAAAACTAGTACAATTATTACAACCGCTAGGCATCGATTTTGATCGTTTAGCTGAAAACCTAATTCGCCAAAAGCAACATGAATTAATAAAATTGGCTCGGGAGCATGCATGAATAAAGATCTACTTGAAATTTTTGAAGAAACTTATCATAAATTTTTACGGGATTGGTTACATTATCTAGCACCTTGGGAACGCAAACCCTATTTTGATTACAATCCTTTTCATGCATATTTAGGAATATACCAACGTTCACCTAAAGTAATTAGGTTTGGAGCAAAGTGGTTTTTCGATATTTATTCTGGTTTCGTAGTTGAATTGTATAATCCGAGAGTTTTCTTTAAAACTCCTTATTTTTATAACCGAGTATTTTTTAATAAACGTCCTGGTAAGCGTTATATCTTTGGAGTATATCCTAATAAGAAAACTGAACTTGCAGCAATACTAACTCATGTAACTGCACCAATCGCTCAGCAAAAGCATTTGCAAACCCGACAAATGCTTCAAAAGGCTAGATTGTATTTACGTCGAAATTTTCCTGAAAATCATTTTTACTTCAATTATTATGTGATTGATTTAAAAACGCTACCTAACTACGAAACAAAAGAACCCGTATTAATTCCCTGGTATCATATTTTACGTAGAGTAATACTATCGGGAAATCCCAATTTGATTCTTACAAGAATCTAAACTAGAACAAAGGGAGGCCTTAAATGTATAAGAAACTATGTGAAGCATTTGATGATGTGCGTCGCGAATTACATGACGTATTTTCAAATATTGATGACGAATACGTAATGTCATTATTACATAAACTTTACCAAAAGCAACTTGCATTGTTAACGGATATGTGTCCGAAAGTGGCAACTATGCAGGAGCTGATTTTAATTAGGGATCATTTCTTGGAGAAACTAGGTGCAAGTCAAATTCAAAAAATTCTAAACAAGTATACTGAAACTTATTCATTATTTCGTAATATTAAAGCAAGTCCAATTGCAACATACATTTTGCTTACGTTGTACGTACTTACAAGACATCCACAAGAGCTTAAGAAAGTAATTTTATCGTATGCTGCATTTGTTTGGATTAACTTGTTCAAAAAATATATTCCCTATTGCAAAGACGATATATTGGTATCAGCATTGGACTACGTTGACAAGCGTAGTCTATTGTATAAGTACAAAGGGGATTTCGTTAAAATTTTAGAGTATCTAACAGAGCATGAAATTCAGAAAGTAGTAAAACGATTTGACGTTACATCTTTCTCTCGACTATTTTCCTATATAAAGCATCGAATTAATACAATTCTTTCACAGCTGGCAAAAGCATATTACATTGCACATGAGCATCAAACAAGTCTCGCGTATAAAGATGAACATGAAACTTTTTCATTTTCTATGCTTAGTATTTACATTAAACAAATACTTGCACAAATATCAAATGCAAGTGCTATTCCTGAACAAGTTTTAACTCAATTTGCAAAGGACATGCAATCGAAATACATGCTTATAACTTTTGGAAAATATTTTGTACAAGAAATTCAAGAATCCAAAGAATTACAAGATTATTTTCATAGCTTTCTACAGTTTCTTTTAGAGCATTATCCTCAATTTTATGCTCCCAAAAACATATGCGCAAGCTTAAAATCATATCAATTACTAATAAAGCTTTTAAAGGATAAGAGAAGTCAACATGCGAAAATATTTAAGGAATATGTGGATCGAATGATTTTCTATGTGCTTAATAAACATATGCCAAATAAAGTAGAGCTGGTAAAACGATATGCAAGTTTAAATGCCCAATTTCGAAAATATTTAATTCGTTTGTTGTATTTCATTTATATTAAACCTGCAATTTGTCGTTAAGTTAAAAAAATCAAAAGATGGAGGTACCAATGGCTGAACTCTCAAAATATGAAAGATTAAAGGTAGAACTCGATGCATTTTTATCATCTTTTGTAGAATCTACATTCGATGGAATTAAAAACAAACTGATTCAAGGTAATATTGCTAAAAGTTTAGAACAACTTGCAACACATATAAAAGAAAATTATTTGGAAAATTGTAAGGAAGAACATCTACCGCTTGCAATATATGTAGGACGCTTTATAATGGTTTTATCTTGGTATCTAGAAAAAATTTCTCGTATGGAAAATAACGCTGAACAACTGAAATTAGCAACTGATAAAATCAACGAATTTCTTAATGAACTTAAAGAGCTTGAACAAAAAGCTTCTTCACGTAACGATGGTTATTCGCTCATAATTTCAGATATAAAGTCAGTCAATGACATATGCAAAATGTTTGATATAGATCCTGAGGAATTTCATAAATTCTTACAGGAACGTGCCCAAAAAATCGAAGCTGAAAAGGCAAAAGCAGAGACAATGCTTAAACAGACACTTGTTCTATATCAAATTCTCGAAAACAAAAAACTTCGCGCAAAAATTTTAAAAGTGCTATTTCCTGATTTAAAAGCGCAACGTATTATATACAACCAAAAATCTTCATTATCTCCATCAGATCTAGTACATATTTCCATTAAGTTTTACGAAAAAATGAAAGAAAAACCGTTTTTGAAATTCCTCGAAGAGGATTGTAATTTTAACGAAGAAGAACTTCAATGGGTTAAAGATAAGTTTAGATCGTTGGAACAATCAGTACTAAAGGAGCTTTCTCAATTATCTCAGCTAAATAATTAATGAAGTCAGTATTAAAGATGGAGGTATGAAGAATGCAAAATGAAATCCTAAGCAGAATCTGGTATGAAAAATATCGTCCAAAATCTCTAGAGCAATTGCAATTAAAACCGATTGTAAAGCAAAAAATGGAAGAAATCCTAAAAAATCCAAAACAAAATCTTGCTCATTTGTTATTTGTAGGATTACCTGGTTCTGGAAAAACAACTTTAGCAAAAATTTTAATATCTCATATCATTCGTAGTCCGAGAGATTTACTAGAGTTAAACGGTTCTGGGCTAGGTATTGATGATGTTAGAGATACAATTGAACCCTTTACGAGAACTCCGCCACTTGCATCACCTGTAAAAATCATATTTATTGATGAGTTTGATAATGCTTCTAAAGACTTTTACCTAGCATTTAGAAAACTTATCGAACAAGCAGCAAAACATGTATCAGTTATTGCAACTGCAAACTACATTCGTAAAATCCCAAGTCCTATTCAATCTAGATTCCAAATATTTTACTTTAATGCTTTACCTAAGGATAAGGTATTAGAATACGTATTTTCAGTTTTAGATGCCGAGCAAGTTGAATATAACAAGGAAGACGTAATTAAAATCGTGAACTACTACTATCCAAAGGTTAGAGATATTTTACAAACATTACAAAAATATACCGTTAATAAAAAGCTACAGCTTGAAGATCATGAATTAGTTGACGTCAACAATAAGGTTATTTCCTACTTTAATCAAATCCTTGCTGGAAATGCTACTAAACAGACTCTCAACGAAATTGCAAAATTGCTTCGAACCTATCATAATATGCTCGACTTGAAATTTATCATTGACTCTATTATGGAACTAGCTGATTTAGATCAGAAACTAATTATTGCGGACTATGCCTATAAAATTGAATCCTCAATTTATCCCGATGTAATTCTTATTGCACTTGCGTTCAAACTTTGGAAATCCCAATAAAAGGGTATTGAGAAATGTTTGAGATTCCAGAGTCAGTACAGAGATTTTTTGAGGAAAATAGATGTTTTAAAGTAAAACCTAACGCTATAGTTACTCGATGTCCCGTTTGTGGCGACAGTCGTAAACATTTATACAATCATGGACATCTATACCTATATTTTGACTCAGGTTTTGGAAAATGCTTTCGTTGTGGAAAATTCGCTCCAGTTAGATTCTTTCTTCAACTAATTGCAAAAGGTAAACCAATTCCTATTGAGGTTTTGCAATTATTTGCACAGCAATCCGTCAGGTTTAAATTGCAGACTTTTCAAAAGGCACATGATGTAGTTATTTCAAAGGAATTAACCGATGCTCAAATAGAATATTTGCAACGTAGAGTTCCTCATATTCCAGTTGAAAAGTATGATGAGTTATCAATTGTAAATTCTGAGGAGTATTTTGGTCCAAATTATATTGGATTTCTCACTTTTTTCAAACGTAAACTTATTGGAAGAGCAATAGACTCGGCAGCACGTATTCGATATCGTACTAAAAAATTAAGCGAAGGGTTTGATTTCTATGCCTATCATTTATCGCTTGAAAATTTCATAAAGTATAAAACTATTATCCTTGCTGAAGGAATTTTCGATATTTTGTCAAAGTTTGCATATAATCTACCTTATCCAAAAATAGCCACATTAGGAAAAAATGCAATTTTCAGTACTATCAAAATCCTATTTGTATTATACGGCATTCGGTTTAACTTGATATTTTTACGTGATAAAGATTATGATTATACCGACTTGATGAATTATGCATCGCAATATTGCCAAACGTTGCGTATTTATGAGAATGCATTTGGCAAAGACTTTGGGGAACCGCATGTAGATCCCATTTTAGTATGCGAAAAGAAATTTGTATAAATATCTTTGAAGAAAAAATGAAACCAGTTAAAAGGAGGTATTTCAAGCATGAGCATGAAGATTGCTGCAGAAAATCTCAAAACTCTTGTTGACATTCTCAAAGTATTAGATGTAACTGATGCTCAAATTAAAAATGACATCATGTGTATTACTAACAACGCAAAGACTGCAATTTACTACTTCAAATTTCCATTTACATTTTCCGAAAACTTTATAATCACCGATGTAAAACAAAAAATCCAAGCGTTCAAAATATTAACTGACAACTTTAAGAAAGCACTCTATTATGACATTAATGATAGCGAATGTATTTTTGAATCTGAAGATAAAAAACTTCGTTTCGAGTCTCGTATTCCAATTCTAGCCAACGAATTTGTACTAGATGAGTTTAACGAATTAAAAACTAAAGATATGCAAGAAATTGCTAATCTTACAATTGATGTATCTGAACTTGCAAAAATTTACAAACTTGCAACAGTTTTCAAATCTGCTCCCAGATTAAAACTAGACGATAAATTTGCAAGATTCTACATTTTATCAAGTGATGGAAATAACGAAGTTCAATTTGATATTACAGGTTATAATGGTGAGGTTAAAGGTACTTTAGATATTGATCCAATGGTTTTTGTATTGCCGTTTAAGACATTACAAATTGCTGTAAAATTTGACGACAACGTATATCATTTATTTAGCGAAGGTGTACTTGAAAATGATATACACGTATGCATTCATAATACTGCATCTTTAAATGAATTTGGAGAAATTTTTGATGAACAACTCGAGGAATTATCCTTGGAGGATCTATGAAGCTAAAGAAATACCTTTTACAATATTGCAAATATAATAGGAAAATTCGCGTTACAGATAAAATTATGAGTCCAAAAGTTATATTTGTAGGGGAGGATGATTCCTCCCCTATTTCTAAGGAGGAAGAAAATGCTTCTCGAAAAAATTCTTGACGAAATTTTAAAATGGGAAGGAGCATATTCAAACGATCCTGACGATTTAGGCGGCGAAACTAAATTTGGAGTTACCTATAACACCTATCTGCAATATAAAGATGCTCTTCAGTTGAATGACTGGAATTATTTTTCAATAGATGATGCAAAAACTGTTTATTACCATAAGTATTTAACCGTTACACAGAAACTTATAGATAATTGCGATAAATCATCATATTGTAAAAAAATTGCTTTATTACATGCTCATTTATCTGTAAATACCGGGCCTAAACGAGCAAACATTTTATTACAAGAAGCATTAAACGATTGCGGTTTTAAATTGAAAGTCGATGGAATCGTTGGTCCAAAAACTCTTACCGCATTTAAACGTTGTGATAAAAAGAAACTCTACCATGAGTTTTTAACAAGGGCAGTTTTATATTATTGCTCTTTAAACCAACGAAAATTTTTACGAGGTTGGATTAGACGTATTCTATCAACTATATTTTTTGAAGGATAATCGTTATGTATTCAATAATCCTGCAAATACTTAGGCGAATTTTAGAAAGCAAAATTGTTACGATTCTTTTACTCGGATTTTCAATAAGTCTGGGTTATAAGTACTTCAAGTTACAAGTGAAATACCATTCCCTTTCTAGTAGCTATATACAGCTTAAATACAAACTTGAGCAAGTCAATGTTTTACTACAACAAACAAATAAGTCACTACAGGTTTGTAAGGTTCAAGTTCGAGGTTTACAACAGTATATTTCTACATTAGAAAAACAAAAGCAAAAACTCCAAAGCGAGCTGAGAAAAACTGTACAAAAACTTGAACAGCAAAATATCTATATGCAAGCTTTAAAGAAAAAACTTAAAACGTTAAAACCAAAGGTAATCTATAAAGAGAAAATCATCTATAAGCAGGTAAATCAAACGAAACTTACCTATCCAAAAGAGCTTTATCATATATGCCTACTTTTATATCGAAAGGATATTAATGGTACACTTTCGAATCTTTTAAAATATTTGAGTTGGAATATTACTTTTGATATTACGGGTGGAAAATGAGAGGTGTTGTATTAGCTTTATGTATGACAGCGTTGTATGCATGCACTCAACCTCAACCGCAGGTAATCTACGTTAAAACTCCTTTGCCAAGTAAAAATGAAACCATTTTTCTTTCAAAACCAAAGCCACTGAAAATGCATCCGATTGTTGTCTACGACTTTAATTCCAGTAAATTATATTTCTGCTACATGGATTTTGAAGTATCTAAGTTCGAATATAATATACAGATGTTAAACCAAGTGTTACGCGAGTATTATTTGGCAATTCAACATCTAATTGAGGTACTTAAACAATACAATTATAGCGTAAGGGTTGAGTTTGTAAACACCACTTATCAGTATAAATAATTATCTTGAATTTTCGAGAAATCTCAGTAAAATTTTCATATAAAAAAAAGAAGGAGGTATCTATGAGAGTAGGTATTATTAATGACTTCGAAGATCTCACAAAAGTTGAAAAACCTGCATTTATCCCATTACCTCACAAAGTTGTGCATCCTCTATACTTAACACGTAAAGACATCGAAAAACTCAACTTACTTGAATTAGATTTAAATGAAGTTAGAGCGCGTATCGTTAAATGGTATTATAGCTACAAACAAGGTAAGAAGTTATCTAGAAGTAAAGAATTGTATGCACGTTTCTTCGAAAAATATCCTTGGACTTTAGAGATTGACAAGGTTTATGTTATCCCAGCAAAATTTAGACCAACAATGGTGAGTTATTCTGATAAAATCAATCGCTTTTATAGACAACTTCTCAAAAAATGTAAAAGTCAATTTGCAACAGACAACGTTATACAAAAGGCTGTAAATAAACTCTTTGACTTTATAATTGAAGAAGTATTACAAGGAAAGAAGAAATTGATTCGTGGAGATTTATTAGGTAGGCGAATCGACTTTTCTGCACGTACTGTAATTACTGTTGATCCAAATTTACCACTTTACAAAGTAAAAATTCCATATAGAATCTTAGTACATTTGTATATGCCTTGGATTTTAAATCTAGCTGAAGATCCGGTTGAAATTTACTTTAGAATTCAAAATTATAATGACAATGATGAAGAACTTGAGGAATTCGTACGTAGAATTGCCAAGGATATTCCTGTTATTTTAAATCGTCAACCTACTTTACATAGGCCTTCTATGCAAGCTTTTTATGCTGAGCCAATTAAAGGATATGCAATTCAAATTCCGCCATTAATTGTAAAACCGTATAATGCAGATTTTGATGGGGATCAAATGGCAGTTTATATTCCAATTACGAAAGAGGCGATAGAGGAAGTAAAATCAAAGATGATGTCTTACCAAAATTTACTATTCCCAGGTTCACTTAAATTTTCATCATCGCAATTAGGATTTTCAGTGTATTTGGCAACCCGCGATCCTGATGAAAATGATCAACCGATTGAGGTAACCAATTTAAGAGAACTCTCCAAGTTAATTGATAAATACGGTTTTACCAAGAAGGCGATTTATAAAGGTGAAGAAACTACGTTAGGACGACTTCTATTTAGATTACTCGGATTTAAAGTAGATCGTCAAATTACTGGTAAAGATTTCGATAAACTAGTAACTGAATTTCTTTACGATCTGTATCTAGAAAAAGGCGAAATTGCTTATCGTAATGTTGCTGTAATTGATTACATTTTCCAACAATTGCGAAAAATAGATATTTCGATAAACTTAAACGATTTTACGCAAATTATGGAAGATGAAGAATTTCTCAAATTGAAACAAGGCCTTAAGGAAAACTATCAAGAATATCTTGCAAAATGTATACAATATCTAAAGCAACATCCTGAGAAATTTCCAAATCTAGCAACTTTAATTAACTCGAAAACCAAAGGTTCCTGGTTAAACTTACAACAGTTATTTGTTGCAAAAGGTTATGTGCAATCATTTAGAGGTTTCACAATTCCAACTCCCATTACTTCTTCATTTGTCGAAGGATTAAATGAAAAAGAAATTGTTTTGATGTCCTTTGGGACAATCAAAGGATCTTATAATCGATCAGTTTCTACTGCAGATACTGGATACTTAACAAGACGTTTGGTGTATGCTTTAGAAGATATTGAATTAGATGAAACACTTGAAGATTGCGGTGATAAGGAAGGAATTCAAGTAACCTTAACAAAAGACAACATTGATCAATTTCTATTTAGATGGATTATTAATGAAGATGGAACTGAAACATTCTTAACTCATCTAAATAAACACGAATTTTTAGATAAAACTGTACGTATACGTTCTCCAATTACATGTAAGTCAGATAAATTATGCAAAAAATGCTATCCATACTATCGCTTTTACAAATCAAGAAATGTAGGAATTATTGCTGCACAGTCTCTAGGAGAACCAACCACTCAACTTATGATGAGAGTTTTCCATACAGGAGGTGCGTCTGAAAATCCAGAGGAGAAGATTAATCAAAAGTATTTTACAATTGAGTATCCGTCAGTTATTGCTAAAGAAGAATTAAAACTTGCTGAACCCGTAAATTTAGAGAAATACTCTATTTTAGAAACAGATGTTGTTTTAGAGTTGGAAAATGGAGATACAGTAATCCTTCCAAAAAACAGTGTATTACTTGTGGATATTGTAGATACTATTCCAAAGGGAGCAGTACTTGAATTAAGAAAAAATATTACAAGTGCTTTAGATGAAATTTTATGTCAAGTGGAATTTAAACCTGATGAAGAAAAAGATTGGGTTGAGGTTTACAAAACATTACTACAAATATTTAATGAAGTTGGTATAAAATCGTTACATATTGAAACTTTACTCAGAGGAATGATGCGAAATCCTGAAAATCCAGAGCAATATGCAAAAAGTACAAAGCATTACAAGTTATATCCAATTAGAAAAGTAATTTATCTTAAACCAATTATGATTGCATTTGAAAGGTTTAAACAAAACTTTCCAGTATTTGTCCTCAATGAAAAGATGCAATTATCTCCATTATGTAAGGTGTTATTTGGAGAGGTAATTGAAGTAACTGAGGAATCTAAAACACTGCACTATATTTATACAAACAAACTTCTAGTTTCTGATTTGATTGAGGACGAGGGATAACTACCCTCGTCCTATTTTTTAATTCTCGTAAAATTAGTACAAAAAAAAGGAAGAGGGGGTAATAAATGTTGTTTGTAAAATCTTACGTTCCTAGTACAAATATTTTACAATGGCGTAAAGAAAATGCACACTTAATTCTTACGCAGTATATCCCATTTTTATTCCAAAAGCTTGAAGAAACTGGTAAATACGAAATCAAATTACAATATGAATTGTCCAGTAAATATTCAAGTGAAGGATTTCATCCTCAAAATATCTTGCTTTTGAAAGTTAAAAAGAGAGTAATTCCAATTGATGAGACATTGGAATATGTTATCAAGGTAGTAACTCCCAATTATGAAGACGTAATTTACCTTGGAAAACCACATATATTGGTTTCATGTATTATTGATAATGGTTATTATATTCGTAACGGTGAAATCAGGTTTTATAAATTCATGGTTACAAAAGATGGTTTGGTTTCAAATGGTGGAGCTCCAGTTGCCCTCTTTAAAATTTTAAAGCATTACAATCTACTTGATAAATTTCTCGGCGAATATGAACTTTTAGAAAGCGTACCTAGTGATTATGAACTAAAAGGTTATTATATTGTAAAAGGAAGACAAAAATATTTAGTCGTCAAAAACAATAAAGTAACTCCTGTACAAAAACTAATTGCAGATTCGTTTGCAGGTATTACTGATGTGCTTTATAACTATGAAGTGCAGACTATTGAAAAATGGTTTGAAGCCGAAGTTCCTTACGACTTGCAATTTGTTGAGAAAATAAAAACTTTCAAGGAAATTTTAATTAGAGCACTGAAAGACTACAATAAATATTCGCATTACTCAGAAATTCATATCAAATTTAAACGTCTAAGATATCTGGAAACTCTTTTAGATCCACTTGCATACAAAATCCAAAAGATTAAGAAACTAGTTGAGAAACAAAATGACAGTCTAATTCTAAAACAAAAGATTCCACATGACATTATTACGCAATATGCGAAAACATGTAAACTTTTACAGTATTTGGATTTCACAAATCCGCTTGAGGAAATTGCATACAAAACAAAAGTTGTATTAAATTTAGATAATCCACCTGCATACCTTAGGGATACTCATTTAACCTATACAAATTATATCTGTCCACTTGATACTCCAGACAATGAAAACGTAGGAAAAAATAGACATTTGGCAATTGATGCGCCGATTGATGAATATGGGAGATTTATTCTTAACTAATTAGCATAAAGGAGGTAGATGGATGTCCGGAAGCATTCTTTCCCCAGTTTTATCCAACATTCCTTTTGTAAATCACAATGATGGTAACCGAATCCAAATGGCAAGTTCTATGAGTAAACAAGCATTAGTTTTAGTTGAACGTGAATTACCACATGTTGCAAGTTTTCACAGTTTACGCTTAGATATATGCGAATATTTTGTGAAACGTACTCCTATTTCCGGAACTGTACAATTTATTGATGATTACGTGTTTATATATAATGATAAGCAATGCGTTTTAATTCCAATTCCAGGTTTATTTGAGGTTAAAGTTAATGAAAATGATCAAGTTAAAGCTGGGCAAGTTATTGCCCAGCATATGCTATTTAAAGATAATCAAATTCAGCTTGGTAAAAACTTAAACGTAATATTCTCAATGTTCAAATACAGAACACATGAAGACGCAATCGTTATTTCAGAATCTGCTGCAAAGAAACTAACAAGCATTCACTACGATTGTATCGATATTGAACTTGATCCAAAAGAATATCCAAGTTTTGCAATAAATCCAGAAATTCAAGAGAATAAAACTTTTGCGGAAGGTACTTGGATTTTACGAGATCGTGCATTTCCTAGAGGACGAATTTTAGAGAAATTTCCAGTTGATTGCGTAGTTGATAAAATCGAAGTATATCTACCTCGAAACCTCAAAAATCTAAAACTTGATGATAATACATATAACTTCCTACAAAAATATAACGCGGAAAAACAATGTGAAAAACTTATAAGCAAGTTTCCAAAGTACTCTAAATACTTCAAATTCTACTTTAAAAATCCGGAGCCTAACATTCGTATCAAAATTTACATTCATTATATTCATCCACTAAGAATAGGCGATAAATTTGCAAATCGTTACGGAAATAAAGGAGTTGTATCCTATATTGCTCCCGATGAAGAAATAAAAAAGTATTTCAAAGGTAAAATACCTGAGTCATTTATACCAGAGGTGATTTTATCAACACCTGGGGTTCATTCTAGAATGAACCCTGGACAAATTGCCGAAATGTATCTAGGTTATCTTGCACGTTACGTAATTCCAACTTACATTCGTAAAATGCTTAAAAATGAATATTCGTATACTTCGATTTTAAACTGGTTGTATCGAAATGTATACAAAGTTATATACGATGAGAATTCAGATTATATGCAACATATCAAACGAATGCTTGTTAAATACGAAACTGAAGGCAAGCTAGAAATATATGCGGAAAAGCTAATTAAACGAATTTTAACACATGGTTTCCAATTCTATTTTGATTGTATTGAGAAAAATATTTTACTTCGGGTTAAGCATCTTATAAAACATCTTGCTCCTAAACTTTTAGAGTACGAATACGGATTTGGCGTAATGTACATGTTGAAGTTAGAACATATTGCATTCAATAAATTAAAGGTTCAATCAACTGGAGAATATAGTAAGAAGAAATTTATTCCGTTAAATGGACAAAGACTTGGGGAAATGGAAATTTGGAATTTACTTGCATATGATGTTCCATACTTTTTATACGAGAATATAACTTTGAAATCCGACAATCATAAAATGAAGGAGGGTGCTTTAAAGCAAATTCTCGAGAAAGGGGAAGTTTCATTAAAAACACTTGCCAAAAGCAAAGGACAAGTTTACCGTTTATTTGAGGAGTACCTTAATGTTTTACTACCCGTCAAATTATATGAACAATCGTTAGAAATAGAAGTGGAAAACCAAATCGTTTCTAGAATTGAAGCTAAAAAATGGGATCCCGATGAAATAGCTGCAAAATACCTACCTACAACGGAGGAAAATACTTAAATGCTTAAACATCCTGTTCGAAAAAAAGCAATACATTATATGGAACCTGGAAAAAGATTCTTTATATGCGATGTCGTTATTCATCCAGTAGCTGCAGGTTGGTGGGTTGTATTGTACGTTTCTAACGATTTAATTGCAAACGATAGAGTTATGTTAATTGGTCCATTCGCAACAGAAGAAGAAGCACAAAATTATGATTTCGTAAACTTTACAATGCCGTCAACTACATCAACAAGCGGGTAATCCGTTACGGATTACCCGCTTTCTTTTTTTTTTTGCTTGAATTCTAAGGAAAAGGGTGGTAAAAATGCGATGTATAACGTTTGGATTTTCTTATTTATGTATCCCCAAAACTCATACAAATCTTTTAACGCGAATTCATTCCGACTTATACGTTGAAACACAAGGTTTTGAAGAAACACAAATTTATCAGCATTACCATATTTTAGATGAAAGTAATGAGCAGCAAATTGTAGCAACACCTAAATTTTATCCTTACTTCATAAAATTTCCTCAGGAAACAATTGAAACCTATTACACCTACGGAAAATGTGAAATCTCAAATCAAATTCAATTTCGTGATGAATTTCAAGAGGATGCATATAAAAAGCTTCAAACTATTGATGCTGGTATTCTAAAGGCATATCCTGGATTTGGAAAAACAGTTGTTGCAATCAAGTATTTCACTGATTTAAATTTAAAAGCATTAATTGTTGTACATAAAGAAATTCTGGCGCAACAATGGAAAAATGAACTCCTTAAGTTTACCAATTTAAATGAAGATGAAATTCTAATTTTATTTGGATCTTCAAAACTAAAACAACTTACTCCGAATACAAAAGTTATTATTGCCAGCATTCAAACCTTATCATCGCTTGCAAAAAAATCGTTGTTACCAACTGAGAATCCAGCATTTAAAAAGATTCTCGAATTCAGTCCTGGAATTACAATCGTTGACGAAGTGCATAAAACTATTGGTTCTAACGAATTTTCGAAAGCATCCATGTTTTTCGTAAGTAAGAAAATTTTAGGTTTATCAGCTACTCCTAGAAAGCAACATCCAAAATTAACCAATATTCTAAAATACTATTTTGATCGCTACATTATTGAGCCTGCAGGTTCTCCCATTTCAATTACATGTAAGATTTTTAAATTTGAAAATGCTATTCCAGATAAAACTTACAAATACATTACCTATGGTAACAAGTTTAATTACATTCGTTATTACAAGATGCTGTATAAGAAGGACTCGAAATTTGAGCAACTTTTCAAAAATACAATAAAAGCATTATTAGGTCGTAAAAGAAATCTCCTAATTTTAAATCACTTGATAAAGAATCTGGAAATTATTCGTAATTGGTTGCTTGATATTGGCGTTTCTAAAGATCAAATTGGATTTTTAACTGCATCAATCAAGGAGTATTCAAAACCAATTATTTTATCTACGTATCAAATGATGACTGATGCATTATCTATAAATCATCTAGATACGCTTATATACAGCACTCCATTTTCAGGAAACTCCGTAACGCTTGAGCAAAGTAAAGGAAGAATTACTCGTCATAAAAACTACACAAATACCCCGCTTATTGTAGATTTTTTCGATTGTAAATACAAGCAAATTGAAAAACTAGCATTATCTAGAATGGCAGAATATTCTCGCCTGGGAATCCCATATGAAATAATTGAGGTTAAATAAATATGCTAACTGAATTAAAAGTCTGGAATTTTATAAAACAACGATTTGGCATTCCATATACCTTTTTTGAGCTAAATTATGATCAAACCATTTGGTATATCAAGAATTACACGTTGCCATATTTTTCGCGTTTTGTACCTTATAAAACATTTCGTAGATTTAGTCCCGAGCTTAAAATAACAAATAGCACTTGGAAATTACCTGTAGATGATAATGAAAGTGTAATTTCTGTTGTTAAAATCTATCAACCAAATAATTTAGTAATTGTAGGATATCCAATTCAGCCTATTGTATCTGGTTACGATGCAGTTATCAATTACTTATACGATATTACAGAAGCTGAGGTTTCCGCAAAATATACAAAAGTAACGAATTTACAATTCGAATTTATTCCACCAAATCTAGTTAAAATTGTACCGGTTCAAGATTTAAGCAATTGCGTCGTTGAATTAGAATTAGTCCATAAAGACTTTACCACTATTCCTGCTCAATTTGAGAGATATTTTTTAGATTTAGCAGTTGCAGATATTAAAGACGTACTTGCAGATATTCGTAGTAAATATAGCGAGATAACTACGCCATTTGGAACTATAAACCTTAATGCTGATTCCTTAAAAAGTGAAGCTGAACAAATTCGTTCATATGTAATTGAACGTCTTGAAACTCTACCGCCAAATATTGAATTGGATGTATGGTAAAAAGCACCTTTCCTGTTTTATAGCATTTTGGAGGTAATTTCTTATGCAAAGTCTACTTTTAGATAATCGCTTTTTCCTTGTTAAAGCAGGACGAATTTTCACGTACTTTGATTGTTTGTCAAAGACTGTCTTGGAAAATAAATCATTTGTGGATATCTATCATAATGCATGTGAGGAATTTCGTAAAAAAGTCTCAGATATATTTTTACGCTATCTTTACTGGCATTATTTGTATCGCTCAGGTACATTTGTATTTTTTTTACGCGAGGAGCAGTTTCCATTTTTTAGTGTATACATTGATTCCTTACGTCTCTTTAATAAAGAATGCGTCTTATATGAAAATGATAGAAGACATCTATGGAATCATGGCTATAAGCTTGTATTTCGAAAACTGTATGACGAATATGCAGAATACATTTTGTATTTTAACGAAAACTATGTGTACAAAGGAATTGCTCTAAAGAGGCCGAATAATATATGCTCGCCAATTCTTTTATTTACAAATTATGGTAGAAACCTGATATATCGTAATTATGTGGGAGTTAAAACCAATCTCGAAAATCTAAAATCAACCTTTAAGTTTCTTTTCGATTCACTGGAAATTTATATAAACGAAAATAGTTTGGTTCGCCATATGTATGGAAATTAATAATAGCAAAAGGAGGGTATTAGGCAATGGCAGAAATTATTATTCCTAGCATTCTTTATACCAGAAATGTAGGTTATTTGGAGTATTTACCAGATGGTCGTAAGATTCTTCCAAATCTTACTGTTATTGATTACTTTGAGAAATATCATAAATGGGCATCAGAAAATAACATACCTGTGCAAGAAGATGAGCTGCCGATACAAGGGTTTTACTTTGATTCAAACGGAGAAAAGCAAGTTAAAACAATTCAAGCTAAATACCTGAGAGATACCAGTACAACTTACACTGTAACTATTTACGGTGTTAAATTTGGAGTGTCAAACAAATCAACTGTATTTTTACCCGATTTATATTACGTGCTTAAGCAAGATGAAAACGATCAGAATAAATTCATACCTGTAACACTTGATCAACTTAACGATGGAGACAGAATCCTTATTAAATACTACGATCATATATCGGTAAGCTTTGAAATTACTTCCATTATTGAATTAGATCAAACAGAAATCAATGATACTGTAAAACTTATACTACCTGATGATCACGAATATTACGTACCTATTGGTACTCATAATTACATGATATACTGTCGCCAGAAATAAAAATACAGAAATGAGGTTGCAATGAAATTTGAGTTAATTGATCCTGCAGATTATACTAAAAATTTAAAACCAGTAACAAGCCCAAATATTTTTTTACCTGGATCACGCAGATTTGATCCAGAAGGATTATTTTCACCTGACATATTTGGAGTACCAGGATCTGAATCCTGGTCATATCAAAAAGCATACATTGATCTTAGAGATTGCGGTTGGTTTATCCATCCATACGTATACAACTTGCTAAAAACTCATGCTCGTAAAATTTACAGCGCTCTAATTGGACAAGGAAGTTTAAAATTTGAAGACGGTGAATTAAAACTTACTGAAACCGGAGATTTAACTGGTCCAAAAGTTTTTACATGGTTGCTAGAAAATTTAGATGAAGTTCCAATTTCCGATAACTTAAAAACTCTTTTGCAAAAATACAAAAATTCTGTAAAAATTCATGCATGGTTTGTATTACCTCCAGCATTTCGTGATCTATCGGTTTTTAAAGACAAAATTTCAAGTAAAAGCGTATTAAATGTAATTTACGCGGATATTATACGTCTTAGTAAAAGACTTGCTCTCACTCCTGAAGACTTAGAAAATATGCATCCTAAACATGACGAGCGTTTTCCAATTTGGTTGGCAATTCAAGAAAAACTCTACGAGTGTTTTAAAGAAGAAGAAAACATATTTGCTCATAAAGAAGGGTTAATTAGGCAGCATATTCTTGGTAAACGTCTAGACTTTACTGCAAGAGCAGTTATTACCGTAAATCCAAATTTACCTCACGATACTGTTGCAATACCTTATAAACTTGCAGCAAAATTATTTGAACCATGGTTAGCATATCATTTATTACATTCGCTTGATGATGATGGAGTTCCATATCGAGAAAAACTAGAAAGAATTCTTAAGACACCTATTACCGCAAAAACTATTACCTACATTACTACCTTATTTAGAGATGGACATCTACCAGAAGAAGCAGAAAAAATACTAAAAGAAATTCTAGAAAAGTATTGTAAGGATAAAGCAATAATTCTCAAAAGGGATCCTGCTTTACATAGACTTTCTTTGCAAGCATTTAAATACGTATTTACTGATGATTACACTATTCAAATTCCACCGCTTGTTACGGATCCATACAATGCAGATTTTGACGGAGATCAAATGGCAATCTACGTACCATTAACTGAGGAAGCAATTGAAGAAGCAAAGCAGAAACTAACCTATCAAGTTATCAATCCTGGAAATGCATCAATTTCCTACTCTCCAAAACAGGACGTTGTACTAGGCATCTACTTGCTTACATTAAATGAGGAAACTGGTCCTACATTGAATTTAACGGTTACTGATAATACTCCACTGGATAAATTGATAGAGTTACTTAAACAAAAGGGACCATACGTTATTGTTACATATAAAGGAGATAAAGGAAAAGTTACTACAACACTCGGTAGAGTTATATATAATCTCGTATACCCACCTTTTATTTTTGATACATTCTTTGATCAGGTAATTCGTAAAAAGGATCTTAAAAATCATCTACAACATGCTCTCTATAAGACAGATAAGCATACTATTATCAAAATTTTGGATCGTCTCACTGAAATTGCTGGAATCGTCAATAACATGTATCCAGTTACTATTACTCTCGAAGAATTAAACCCACCTGAGGAGCTTATTGAAAGAATTCAGAAAAAATTAAAATCTGCTGATTTACTTGAGGGTACAAAACTTATCAAACTTGCAATGGAAGAAATTAAGAAATGGTTGAAAGAGCAACATGCTGGGTTTTATTATCTTATTGACTCAGGTGCTAGAGGATCTTGGACAGATATTCAGCAAATGCTACTTGCCAAAGGGTTTGTAACAGATCCTAACGGACGTATTCTAAATGAGGCTATCGTTCATAGTTACATTCAAGGTTTAACTCCTGAAGAATTCTTCAAAGCATCTGTTGCTGCAATAAAAGGATCTATGGACAGATCCATCAATACTGCAAAATCTGGGTACTTATCCAGACAGCTTACATACGTTGCAGCAAATGTTTATATTGCAAAGAAAAATTGTCATACAGATCATTATTTCGAGTTAATTTTATCTGATCCAAAAGGTGAATTGAGCGATGAAGAATTTGCAAAACTCTTTCTGTTTAGAAATACTGATAAAGGAATGATAACCCCTGAAAATTATAAGCGTTTTGCAGGTAAACGTGTAAAGCTTTATTCACCTATCTTCTGTAAAACTTATCCTGGAGTATGTGAAAACTGTTATGGTACATACTACAAGGTTTTAAATAGTAAACAAGTTGGAATTGTTGCTGCTCAAGCATTAGGTGAAAGAATGACTCAGCTTATGATGAAAACATTTCATACAGGAGGAGTTGCAGAATTATCCGAAATTCCTCAAATCTTACCAAAGGAAGAGAAAGTTCATAAATATCTAGAACAAGTTGGAACCAAACTTATTGCAAAAGTTCCTTTATTGATAAAATTCAACCCAAATACTACCTTATACCTTTATCAGGACGATGTAATCTTTATCAAAGAAGGTTTAGTGTATATTTATGATGTTGAAGGAACCCCAGTTACCATATTAGAAATACATGATTTTGGTTTAGATATTCCAATTGTGAATCCTGAAAAAGTTGTAATTGAAGACTCTGAAATTAGAGTATATACTGATGCAAAACAACCTTTTGCAAACATAGTATTTATTACTCAAGATATGTCTACTCAGGCTCAATACATTGAAAGGATCTTTAATGCATATAACATCAAGACATGGCAAGAATTATATTGGAAAATTCTCCACATGGTTAAGAAATTTGGATTGTTATCAGTTCATGTTGAAATCTTTGTTGCTCAAATGACTAGAAACAAAGAAAATCCATTTATACCTATGCGTCTTAAACCAGATGAACCATACATTATTGTTGGAAAGAAACAAGTACCATATCTAGAATCTCCACTTCTTGGACTTGCATTCGAAAATCCAAAACGCGCACTATTTTATGCATTACTTTCTAGCAAAGAAAGTACAAATTCCTTCTTCGAAAAAATATTGCTTAATGAATTTTAGAAAATAAACGCAGGAGTTTTGATAGTATGCTTTCAAAATTAACATCGGTTACACGTCGTTTTAAAAAGATTCCAGTTAATGAAAGGATTTTACTATGCAGTTTGGATTTAAGTTTTATCAACGGATTACAACTTGAGGAAGCATTAACAAAATACATTCCAGCACTCATAATTCGTCAACTCGATAAATTTATTGCAACTGCAAAATATCTTGAGCAAATTAAGAAATATGCAAAAGAGCGGAAAATACCATTATCTGCAAATTTCAAATCTTACCTAACTTCAGGAAAAACTGCTTTACTGGATTTAACTGGAAATATATCGGGAATTCAGTATAGATACCATCTTAGATGGAATACTGGAAAAGCCCGTACAGTTTTCATTGAGTTTTTAAAGATACTGTATGAAAAGGTTTTAAAGTACGCAAATAACTACAAAGCAATTGCTCTTGATCTTCTGTGGGATTTAACTGAATATTTACAAACTCAAGAAACTATCACAAAAAATAGCATCCGGTCTTTACCGTTAAATGTAATCTATCACATTTTGGATAAAGAACCACAACTACTTACAGAACACTTTTCGCATATCCTTATTACATTGAAAGTAAAAGGAGATTATCTTACCGTTCCGCTTTACGTCAAGGGCGATATTTTACCACTAAGTAGACTACTATCTTTAGCTAACAAATGGTTGCAATTACATACTGATGAAGAATTAAAAGAAAAACTAGAAAGAAAGGTTAAAAGAGTTGAAAAGTTATTAAAGGTTAAAGTTAAGCAGGAGGATAAAGTTAATGCTGCTCTTACATTACTAACAGCATACTTTTCAAATCATATTGATGAATTATCGCAACTTAAGCTTGAGGATTTACGGCAAGTAAAACAAGTAATAATTGATGCTGCAGCCGAATTCGATATTCCTGTAGATCCAAATAAACCAATTGATGAAATACTTGATGAATTAGTCGAGTATATTCCACCTCGTATTAAATTACCTGAGGCAATTCATCCTGATGAAAAAATTTCCGAAATAGTATCTGAAGAACTTGAGCTTGGTTCCGCATTTTCAGCAAAAGAAAAAATGTACTTATCTGCAATTACTGATTTACTTAAAGCGTATAATAAATACTTCAAGCAAAAATACAATATTGTCATCACGCGCATCAAGTTATACAATAGTAGATATAACGACGTTGAACGCTCTGAGTTAATTACGCTCGAATTAACGCTTAAAGACTTAGATAATAACAAAACATTCAAGGTGCAGATTGACTTACCTAAATTAATCGAGGGTAAATATTTTTATTACAATGGTAAGAAAAGAGTTTTAGTTTATCAGCTATTTCAATCGCCAATTATCACAGTTAAACCGTTTGATACAATTTTAAGGACAAATTATACAACAATTCGATTCCGCTCCAAATTAAAAAATAAACATAGAGGATTATATGCATACGTATTAGGGAAAGAAATACCAGCGCTATTACTTTTGGCATGCGATAAAGATAAATGCTCATTAAAGGATATTTTCAAACAGTATAATGCAAATGTTTACATTTCTGATTCAAAACCGGATCATAATTATTACATTGAACTATCCAACGGTAAATATTTGGTTTTAGAGAATATTGAAAATGAACTTGCCAAGCAACTATTTTGGGCCTTTAAAACCTGGTTAGGTAAGAAAAAAGTATCGCCAAGTATTTATGAATCATGCGATGCATTACAACAACTATTAATTTTAGAGTACGGTAAGGTATACGTTGAAAACTTAAAATATCTCTACGAAGTTCTAATTGATCCAATCATCGAATTTATCTTATACACTGAGGACTTACCTAGAAATCCTCGTGATTTATTTACAATTGCAATGTATGAATGCATTTCAGGAAAAACAGTTGCTCAAACAGATCTAGCCAAACGTAGAGTAAGAGCAGGAGAAGTAGTTGCAGTTACATTATTTAAAAAGCTTAATCCATTTTTATATAGCTACAAAATTAGAAAGAAAGGAAAACCAGAAGTTATCAATGTCCCAAGAGATATTGTCCTAAAAGAAATGCTTGCATCTGAATTGCAATCACAATTTCAACTTGTTGAAGATGTAAATCCATATTTGGAAAGCTCATATTTTTATCGCCTTACTTATGCGGGACTTCAAGGATTACCGCCTGAAATGGCAGGTCCTCAAGTTAGAACAAATCATCCTACCTACTACGGAAATATTGATCCTATTGATACTCCCGACTCTGATAAAGTAGGTGTATTAAGACATTTGGCAGTCGATGCAGATTTAATTTCACTTGCAGGTAAATTTTTAATTAAAGATCCATTATCAGTAAAAAATATCTTTTCCCCAGCAACTTCTTTTTCTCCCGTAGTTTTACATAACGATGGAAACCGTGTGCAGTTTATGACTGCACAAGCACGTTCCGATATTCCAATTATTTCCTCTGAAGTGCCTTTACTAATGTCCACATACAATTTTCTTATTTCATTTTTAAGTAGTAACGAATTTGCATTGAAAGCGGAAGATGATGGAAAAGTACTTAAAGTTACCGATAACTACATTGTTGTATACTATCCTAAGCAAAAGAAAAAAGTTGTATATCCATTGAAGACAAAACGTGGAGAGTCTGATGTTTTAATCACACAAGTTCCTCGAGTTAACGAAGGAGATACTGTTAAAAAAGGTCAAATACTTGCCGAACATCCGTATTTCTTCAAAAATGGAATTTATACACCTGGAATCAATGCATATACCGTCGTTAAACCTCATGGAGTATGGAATTTCGAAGATGCTCTAGTAATCTCACAATCTTTTGCAAATAAGCTAACTTCAGTTCATATGTATGAAAAAGTGGTAGCAGTTGCTGATGATGAATTAATCTCTTACGTAAATCTAAATGTAGGTCAACCTGTTACGAAGAAAGATGTTTTAATCAAAACCAGCAAAAACGTAGAGTTTTTATCTGAAAGTCACTATCAGTATCTATTGAATGAGGATACTGAGGACTTAGAAGACTTATTTGATGAACCTGAATCTAGCGATTACGATGGAACTAATACAGTTGAAAATGACAATTCTGAAGAAGAGAGTGGTTTACTAGAGACTACTTTTGGAAAAGTAGTATTTGCTCCAGAAGATGGTATACTTTATGATGTTGAAGTTTATGCAAAAAACGAGGCAACTTTAAAGAAATACGAAGTTTTATACAAATTCTGGAAAAATAAACTCGAGAAAATAAAACAGGAAATTGAAGAACTTAGAAAACTTGGAGCAGATACTAGTATACTTGAAAAGGAATATGAGAGAATCTTAAATCCATTTGGTAAAACCTATAAAGGAGAACCAATAGAAAATATCCTAATCAAATTCAAAATCAAATCACAACTTGCTGCTCAAATTGGAGATAAATTGCATAACTACTCGGGTAACATTTGTTGCCCGTACCCAGTGAACGCCGACAAGGTAGCATAAATGCTACCGAAAAGGCGGTGTCTAGCCTCCCGCATCTATTTTTTTTTTACCAGAGGAAACAAATGTTACAATACGTACGAAAATACTCTAAGGACTTACTTAAAAAAGAACCAGCATCGCATTTACTTTTTCTATTGCTGAATTTAATACCATATGCAGAGCGATTTCCAGATGTTGAAGATTTTATTGAAACTACTTTAAAGCCACTACTAAAAGAAAAGCTATATGCTGCATTATATACGCATTTAGAAAATGTGTTATCAACTAAAAATGTCTTCTGGATTACATTTACAATTCATCGTATGATGGCCTTCGTTGAAATATATAGAGAAGGATTTGAAAAAGAAGGTAAATCTTACGACAGTTCAGATTTTGGAGTTTCTGTTTACGAATTTAACAATAAGTTTTGGCAAGATAATATCGATCCAACAAAACCCGATCCACTTCTAGTTACATTACCTGATGATTTGATAAACTGGGAATCTACTAATACTTCAGATTCCAATTCTAATACCGATTCAAATGCGGGAGGCTAGGCTAACGGGGGAGCCCTAGAAATAGGGTAATCCCGTGCCAAGCCCTGAGGATCTCCGATTTGCGAGCCTCAGGGAAGGTGTAGAGACTATCGAAACCTGGAGTTTAAACTCCAGGGAGTAGAGTAGGGCATACAGGAGGCATATTTAGTCTTCGGTATGCTCGAAGCGCTGGGCAGGACTTCTCCACGATTTTTCCTTATAATTGGAGAGTCCTGAAGAGATAGTCCGCAGCATTCATTGCTGTGAACAAAGGAGTTATTGCATTAATCTTACCAGATGATCAAATGCCAAGAGATCCAAATGGTGTACCTTTCGATATAATTATGAATCCTCAAGGTGTGGTTTCTCGTAAAAACATTGGGCAGTTAATTGAGTTATTTGCAACACGTCTTGCAAAATATATCACTGATAAATATCGCGAGGAATATAAAAAAGGAAACAAAAAACAAGCGCTATCCATTGTACTTGAATTCTATAGTCACGTATTGAATCCAGAGCTTGCAAAATCTCTAACCAAATATATCAAATCTCTTAAAAAGGAAGACTTAGAAAAATTAATGCATGAATGGTATGAATATGGCGTTCCAATTTTGAACTCTCCAATGTATCCATTAACTCTACGTAAAATCTACGATCTATATAAAACATATGGACTAAAGCCTAAAGATTATATCTACGATCCTAGTATCGGTGGAAAAACTAAGAAACCTTGTGCATATGGTTACATTTACTGGGCTAAAACTAAGCATCTACATAAGAAGAATTTTCATGCACGTTCCATTGGTCCTTACTCCGTCAAAAGTGGACAAGCCGTTAAAGGTAAAAAACATGAAGGTGGACAAAGATTAGGAGAACTTGATGTAAACTGTTTAATTGCATATGATGCTCCAAATCTTCTAAAAGAATTCTTCACAATTGGTGCTGATGATTTAAATGCAAAATTCCGCGCAATTGAGCAAATCTACAAAAACGGTAAGGTTTCTTTACGCGATATTCCAAATACTATGACAAAAACAGTTAGAGATTTATGGATCTTACTTGAATGTATGGCAGTAGTTAGACCAAAAGACTAAAAAATTTAACTGGAGTAAATGTAAACCATGATAACCCTATGGGATTTTGAGAATTTTTACATCAAAGCAATGCTTTTATTACGAAATACGTATACGGATCGAGCATGTTGCGACCGATGGACTGACGATCGTTATCCAGAACCTGTCGAATATATATGTGCACACTACTCACTAGATTATGACTATTGTATCGAACGTCAAAGTAATCTCATGGTTGTCTCAGAAGTTCTTAATTTTGCTATGGAAAATGGTTATGAAATCTCATCTGCATCTGATTTTATCAAATTCGTACTTACAGATTACTTCAAACTCAAGTATAATGACTATGATGGCTCTTGCAACTTAAGCAAATCCGAAATAGTTATTGCATATACCTACTACGATTATCTAGATTGGTATGACTACTTTTACTTTGAGGAAAGTCCATTTACTGATTTACTTATTTTAGAAGACGACCATAAGACAATTTCCATGATGAAAACTGTAGATAGCTTTTCTTTTGACGAAGTTTTAACAAAGCAATTTCTTGGACCTGATGGTAAACCTTTATCAATTGAAGAGATTATAAATAGTATTTAACATGAGGAATAGTCACAAATGGCTACAGTAGATAGTAATAGCTTACAATTATCTGCAACTACCTACACTGAATCTATCGATTTAGATATTATTGTAAATCTAGTCCCTCGTCATATTGAAAATGCTCAAGTTACTGATTTTGAACTTGTAGATAAAGTTTATACTGGAAATGCATTAATTTTAACAATTGAATATGATGCTTCATGCCTTACAAAACCACCGCAGCAACTAGATTTTGCAGATTGTAGTAAACTCTGTAACTACGACTTTTACGCTGGATGTAGAAATAACTTAATCTACCTAGGTAAACCTCATAGAGTTTATTATGATGAAGCATCAGATACTTACTTTTTAATGCTTACCTCAGGAGCAATTTTTGCATACAAACATGCATTATTCCATCCCTTTTACAAAACAAAAGTTTACAATATCCCGAATATAAATGCTCCTGATTACATTTGGATAGTATCTACATGTAGTAAAGAATTATCGTTTTTAACGTACGTGAAAATCGACAAAATAAATGATAAACCTTTAAGTGAGTGGCAAGGAATTTATGTTGATGTAAGAGAGCAATTTATACCTTTATATCCTCAGGAAATGAATTATCTAAATCCATTACTCTTGCAAATTCACTTTGTAAACTTATCCAGGGTAATTCAAATTGATTTCAGGAATTTTGTAAATCTTAATCCTAACGATTTCCTACTTTTTCTATCACGAGACTTAATAAAACTATTTCCAATTCCATATAATATGCAACAAAATGATTTAACGCGAAGAATTGATATCTACTTTACTTTTACAATCAAGCGTGACTATCCTATTGATTATTATCCTGAACGTTTACAAGATTATCTACTCAATTACTCAAATTATGGACCGTTTACTATTAAATACTCAGGATATATTGATGCGAGACCTTAGGAGCTAACAAAATGGCAATAGATCCACGTACTTATCCTGCATTTACACTTTATCAATATCCTACAGATCCAACTTTAAATATTCCAAATTATCATCTAAAGATACGCGTTTGGACTGACAAAGAAGTACTTAAATTAAAACCAATGTCTGAATATTTTCTCAAACGAATTTCATCGGAAAATTTACAGTACAAGATTTTATGTCCTCCACGATGGGATTTTAATACATATCGAGTTTTTCTAGTTATTAATAACGACGTACAACGGCCTACGCTACTTGCAAACTTTCGTGATAACAATATTACCTTAGAGCTTTTCTATTACAAAGAACCTTACGTAATTTTCGATTTACATACTGATTCAGGTGAGTATGTCCGTTGGCTTTTCCGCTATTTGGATAAAGAACTAATATTGCTATCGAATACATATTTTATAAAGCAGTAAAAAAGGAGTTTACGGGATATGGTTATAAAGAAATTAGGATGCTGGGGATATATGTTTAATTCAGTTGAAGGGATTGTGAATTATAGTCCATATCCAAAAGGCTTTTGGTGTTGGTATTTAGATGGTGAAGATAACACTTGGAAACTCTTTGTATACAATCCAGCCATAAACCCTCCTTCCATCGAACTTATAGCAATACTTTATGCAATCTTCAAGTATTATTACTTACGCGATCGTTTGAGAGATTTTTATGCATTAATGGATCAAGTAGAGTTCCAAGTGAAAGTCTTTCCAAAAGACAACATGGTTGTTTATATAAATTACCGAAAAGAGTCAATTGGATATCCTATATCCTTAATTAAAACACAATATATCAATATCGACTGGGAAGATAATTACGGATTAGATCCCGCACATATGCAAATTCCAAGTTCACAATTGGATTATCAAACAGTACGTGGATATATTCCAGTTACAACTCCATATCCAGCAACTCCATCGTTTGATTGCGAATCTGAACTCGCATTCCTTTATACATTTATTGATACACATGCTGAAGAATTTGATCCGCAGGATGTTAAAGATAAGATTTGCAGCTTTTTACGTGTGTTAATTGGACAAAGTAGAGATGCAGTTATTGCAGACCTAAAGTTTGCAGTTGATAAAGCTCCAGATGCTGCAACAAATGCAATTAAAGAACTATATACAATGCTTGAAAACTATCCATTAACTCGTGCGGTAGATGTATATTTGACATTTGATAAAGAAACAATGGCTTCAGTTGTAGATGCATACGTTCGCAATCTAGGATTTACTTGTAACTCTGATATTTTTGTAGTTGCAGTAAATAACGTTGGAGCATCACAATTAGTTTCATGCTTGCCCCAATTACTCGAAATAGAGGAAGGTTCCGAAATTGTTGATCTGCTAAATACTATTGCGGCAAATAAAGGGGTAGACGTAGCAGCTGCTTCATTAATTGAAGCATGTAATATGCTAAAGGCTGGGCATGGTATTAATGAAATCCTAGCATATTTAAATGATCAAACAACCTAATTTATAGCGAAACTAAAGGTTGGGGAGCCTTTTAATGGCTCCCCAACTATTTTTACTACATCTTTTCGGAGTTGAAGGTATGAGTGTAATCCAAACGCAACATCTCAACTATCGCTTTGATATAAAAGTAAAAGTTTATACTGAAGCTGGAACATGGGATTTTTCCGATTTTCTAACTCACCTTGTAATTGAAGAAGGAGAGCATCTACTAACCTCATTTGTTGTCTTAGAATTTTACGGTCCTCTCGAAAAATTTTATAAAGCAAAAGTCTTTAAGTATGATGAGATTTATGAAGTTGAGGTAAAACTTTTTAACGATCAACATCAATTGGTTGACAAATTTAAATACAAGTTATTTCCTAAGAAATATGATACTGATTTATTTAATCACGTCCCAAAAGAAAAAGCAACATCTGATGAAAACATGACAAAATATGCTGTTGTTAAACATACAGTCTTTTGTATGCCCTATGGTGCAGATGGTTACTGGGCATGTTTTGCAAAAATTTACGAAAAGAAAAAATACAAAGAAATTTTCCAAGACTTTATATTTTCCGAACTCAAAAAATATCTCAAGTTAAATCAAAAGGAAATTGATAAAGAGAGAAAGAATAATCAAAAATGGGAGCAATTTTTTATCCCATGGTGTCAAATTAAGAATGCAATTGCATTTGTTTTGCAAGCAGGTTATGGTGATAAATCTCCCTATACATATTACTATGATAATACTGGATTCAGATTGTATAACATAAAAGATCGATACAAAAAGAAAAAGAAGAAGATATACTTGTATCCAATATATCAATCGCAATGGGCTGATTTTAAGGAAATGTTTATTACTGATTTTTCAATTGAAACAAATCCTGACTTTAAACTCATGTTTGGCGGAAAGAAAAAGGAGCCCTTTAAATGGATTGGGTATTCTCGATTCAAAGAAGCAACAACAAAAGTTAAAAACATTGATTATCTAAAGGGAGAAAAATACTTCAAGAAAATCTACACGAAGGCTCAATATCCAAAATGTATAACTCGTCATTACTTTTACAAGGATATAAATTTATGGGCAGATTTAAAAAATGTAAGAATGCAATTTGTGAAACTAAATGTTACAGCAAATCGTTGGAAAAAATTTGAGGATTTAAAACCCTATAAATATATCTGGCAAGTCAAATTTACAAATGAAAAACTAAAGGATTTTGATGGCGATTACGTAATTGCAGGTTTACGACTTACATTAGATCGTCGTCATCAACAAACTCTACCTCGTCTAGATCTAACTTTTAAGAGGGCAATAAAATGAATTTAACACAAGAAGAAATCGTAAAGGAAATATTGAAATGCAGACAGGATCCTCTTTACTTTATCAAGAAGTATTGTAAAATACCTGCTCCTGAAGGAATCATAAAAGTAAAACTCTATCCAAAACAGGAAGAGATTATAAAATCCTGTCTTAATGATCACTATGTAATTATCCTTGGTTCAAGACAAACTGGTAAAACCACAAGTATTCAATTATTTACACTATGGCTTATGCTCTTTTATCCAAAGTATCAAGTTGCAATAACCTCTCGTTCTTCAAAAGCAATCGTAGATTTCATTAGAGAAATAATGGACATATATCATCTTTTACCAGATTTTCTCAAATTTGATAAACTTGTAATTGACAATGTTTTCGAAAAAGTTTTTCCAAATGGTTCGATAATTAGAGGAGTTCCTGTTAATCCACAGAATCCGGAAAATGCTGGTAGAGGTTTAAAGGCAGATTTTGTAATAATTGATGAGGCAGCATTCATCAAGGGAATTGACAAAGCATTTACTGCGTTAAAACCAGTTACCTCTCGTAGACATCTTAGACTTAAAAAAGCAGGACTACCCTATGGTATTGCAATTATATCTACTCCCAATGGTATGTATGGAATTGGTGAATGGTTTTATAAAATGTGGGTTGGTGCATTAAATGGAGAAAATGGATATAAACCTATTAAATTCCACTGGAGGGACGTACCAGAATACGATGAAGAGTGGTTTAGAGAGCAAACAAAAGATATGTCCGAAAGAGATATCAATCAAGAATATGAACTGGTATTCTACGGTTCTGAATCCGCATTCTTCCCAGACTCCATCATTGAAAAACTACAAAGAGAAATTGGAAAACATAAACCAATTTCTGAGCTAAAACTACCAAGAGGTTATCTAAAACTCTATAAACCACTAGATAAAAATAGACTGTATTTGATAGGATGCGATCCTGCAGATTCTGGACAGGATTATGCTGCACTTGTAATTATTGACTATGAAAGTGATGAAGTTGTAGGAGTATTTTACTCAAAAGAAATTTCAGTTTCCGAATTTACTGAAAATGTATTGTATCTAGCTCAATACCTTGAAAACAGTCTCATAATTTTTGAAAACAACGGAATTGGTAAAATGGCAGCTCAAGTATTATATCAAGCAAATCTAGCCCATAGAATGTACATTCCTTATGAAAAACGATATAGACGCGATGCATATAAACATGCGGGAATCTCAACCAATCGTAGTACTAGAAGATTAATGCTTGACGCTTTATATCACTATGTTGTAAACAATTGGAATAAAATCTATGACTCAATGGTTCTTTCTCAGCTTGCTGCATTAGAATATAAAGGAGACAAAGTACAGGCTCCTAGCAATATGCATGATGACCTTGCAATGGCTTTAGCATTTACTCAATATGTGAAATACTATGGAAAAATCGAAGACTATCTAACTACACTTGGAATTAAAAAAGAGGAAGTTCTTAAGAATCTAGAAATGCTAGTTGAGTTTAACCAGGATAAAGTTGAAAATACAGATAATTATCAATTTGAAAATCCAATTTTAAATATTCTTGCATCAGATATACAAAGTAAACAAGAAGCATCTAGTACTTTTGACAAAATTTTTGAGGAACCGGTTACATGATAGATTACGCTACAATTAATATCGTTGTAATACCTATTGGGATTTTGACACGTGAAGATAGTATTATCTATATTCCGGATCCTGAAAATCCTATAGACTGGAAACCTTTTTGGGAAATTCTATTAAGGCAACATAGAGATATTTATGACGAAAATTTACTTCGAACGGTTACTTACAATCTCTTTGAATTCTACTATAACTTCCTGAAAGATTTAGGCGTGCATAAAAAGTATATTGATGTCAATCATGCATTTTTCAATATGGATGAAAGTTTGCAAATAGGCTACATATTACATCTATTTGAGCAATACTTTTTTAACATTCAACAAAAAACCAAAGCTGTATATGAAATGGAACGACTTAAAAACTTTGCGCATGACTTGGTGAATGCATTAAATGGAATTTATCAAATATATAATGATGGAGCCGATTACTTTACATATTTGAAAGCATACAGAGCATTGGTTGAGCAAATATATGCTATCGATATTGCAATTGGACAGTTTTGGGCATTAAATCAAGCTCTTCTTAGTTCATGGCTTTTTAAAAGGCCTTTTGAAGATCACTTTTTCAAAAGGCAAATTCTATTTAGAAATGCTACTCATTTATTTTTAATTAGCCCCTTGTTTAACGTAACGCATAATATGCAAGTGGCATGTTCATTTTTCAAGAAGACCCGTAAATTAAATTTTATAAAGCTTGTAACTGATAAGGAAGATACATATTATTACAAAGGGTTGCTTGCAGATTTATATGATAACTTTGTAAATCCGAGTTATGTATTTTCCGCAGTTGCCGATACATATGACATTGATGACTTCTTCAATATTGACAATTTTGATACTCGTATTTATTTAACTAGAGAAATCGATTGTTGCTAAAGAAAACTATAGCATAAAAAAAGGTAGTAGACGATGGAAAGAAATAAGCCACAAAATATACAAGGGTTAGATAGTTTACTTAAGTCTTTTGCGAGTATTTTTAAGACTTTTCAAATAAAGAGTACTCATGATTATCTATTAAAAGGTATCCCTACATTTGAAGTTAGTGCAGGATTAACCGATGCTTCAAAAACCATCAGTGAATTGAATTTGGGTTCTCAAAAAATTCCCGTTAAAGTACTTAATATTGCCGAGGCGTTAGGAAATAAACTTGCAAATCCAATTCATTCGAGATTTACCAGTCTCGATCAATTACGTCAAGTTTCTAAGGTATTTGAAACTGGTGCATATTTTCATGCTGCAAATCCTCTTGATATTGGATCTGCAGCCATCTTTGCCGTTGCAAAACTGTTTAATGCAGCTAACTTTGCGACTGCTGAACTTGCTCCAATTATCAGCGATATAATCCAGAAGACTGACAATACCTTCTTACAAACTTTACTTACAACACTATTTCATGGGCTATTACGAGCCCATGAAGCGCAAAAAGTAAGCACTACGGAAAAATACCTAAGAAAGATAACCGATGTTATCACAAAAACCTATAGTGTACTTACTGATTTATTCACCTTTTTAAAGAGTAAGTTTGATGAAGTAATGTCTCATTTTATCAACGATATGGATTCATTTTGGGCTGCATTAATCTCAGGAGGATCTTTCTTAACTCCCTTTGTAAAATTATTAATTGGTCCTCTAAAGGAAACAGTTGCTATAACCACTAAAATTGCCCTTGAATCTCTTAAAAGTATTCTAGGTAAACCCTTTGAGCGTCTACTTTTGAAATTTATCAGTCCTAAAGAAAATCCTCAAGTTAAAAAGCTTACTGAAATTCAAAATACACTTGTTAATATTTTAGAGGCAACTGAACAAGTAGCTTCTTTTTTAGAGGCCGGTTTAGGAGTTTCAGTACCTGGCGCTGAAACCCTAAGTAAAGTAAAAGAGAAACTAACTTCTCCTGTAATTAATCCTGAAACTTACATTCAGCGTAAAGTACAGGAAACCGCAACTAAAGCGACATCAAAAGTAACAAGTCTGTTAAGTAAACCTATAGAAGCAGGCTTTACAGGAATTTCTGGAAAAATTCTAGGATTAACACTTGCAGGAGTTGGTGCTGCATTTGGTTTATCTGCACTAAAAAAGCATTTTGAGTCAGAGAAAGTAGAAAGAACTATAAAGCCTGAGGAAGAAATACGAGCATTTATTGCTAGACATCCTATTCTCGAAAGAAGTATTAATATCATTAACAAATTCACATCTACAATTGACGAGGGACTACGTTCTCTTAAAGCCTCATTACTAAACTTCTTTGAAAAACAACGCGAAATTTACAAGGAGTTACCTTCTTATAAAGCTATTGAAGAATCTTTAGAAAAACGCGTAGCACAAGTAGAAACTCAACTAGATAAGTCAATTAAAACTATTCAGTTTACTACATATTCAACAGTTGAAAAGATTGCACTGCTTGGAGAAGTACTAGCATCCTCTATCACAAAGTCTCAGGAAGAATTTAAACAGTATAAACAATCACTTGTTGAAATTTTAAAGGATACTGAAAAATCATTTTTCACAAGAATTCTTTCAACTACTCTATCAATTGCATCTCATTTAAATGAATTCCAAGCGCGTATAACAAAACGTCTTGAATCAGTTTTTATTAAAGCAGACGAATTGTATCGTAAGGTTGAAAGTTCCTTTGTCGGACGTTTAGTTAAGACTACGATATCTGAGTTAGAATCTGTTTTAAAACCAGCTACGACTTACATTCAAGAAACTTATGATAAAACTCTTGCTTTACTTATCAAAATTCAAGCTGAAAAAATCCAAGAGGTAACTAATCAAACTGTAAAATCAATCGTATCCAGCTATAATCGTGTTGCAGCATATGGTGAATACTTCTTTACTAAACTGGACAAGTTTATAGATACAAAAGTATTGCCATTTCTAAAAGATACTCTTATTTTTCTTACACTCGGAGTAAAGTATCTTAAAGTAGCATATCCAGATTTAAAACGTAGCACTATCGAATTTATTCATAAACTTAGCAGGACAACCATTTCTGCATATACTACCTTAAAAAGTAGGCTGGCAAAAATTTACAAAGATTTCAACATTGTTAAAGCTACTTTCTTCAATAAGTATTTACCGAAAATTGCTGCAGAATTTAAATCTACAACCATTTCACTACATAAAAACTTTGTAGAGTTAAATACTGAGTATCTAAAACATACTGTTGCTAGTTTAACTAGATTTTACCACGGGCTTTCAAGTACATGGTATTCTCTCCAAAAGAAACTCACAAATAATGTAAAAACACTACTATCACAATTTACTAAGCAAAATATACAGCATACAAAAACTCTTCAAAAAACAACTCAAGTATTTATGCAACATACCTCAACATTGTGGAAAAAAATTTCGAGTTTAACTGGTAAGTTCTACAAAGATTCCGATTTACAATTTAAGCAACTTATCCGTGCAATCCAAGAGAATTTAAAAACATTAGGCAATCATGTCGTTGCCTATATAAAAACGCTTCTTTCCAAAACTGAATCTCTTTTTAAAAGAGTATCTGAAAAGGTAGAACAAACGTTTTCATTTGTCAAAAAATTTATTACCGGGTTATTTAAACGAGTTTCTGGTTCAGTTCCAAGTATAATCAAAACAGTATCTTCATTTTTCAAAAGTCAATCTGTGGATTGTAAAGCAGTTTATAAAGATACTTTTTCTCAGGTTCGTAATTACATTGAGAAAGTCTCAAGTATGCAAACTAAAACTACAAAAAATCTTTTTGAAACTTTTGCACATAAAATATATCTTGCTACAGATAAACTTGATAAATATACAAAATCAACTGTCAATGTAATTACTCGTATTATTCAACACTTTGCAACAAATCTTACGAAAACAAAGGAATCTATTCCTGGGTTTATTCAAGAGAAATTACGCACACTTGAAATATTAAAGCGGAAATTAAGTCTTTATGAGACAACTAGAAAAAATACAGTTTCCGAGAAGACAACCCAACTCCTA